TATCGCTCTTTGGTTTTTTTAGTATAATATTTAGACATAGTTATCCATCCATCACCATCTAAAACACCTCTCCAAAAAAATTTATATAAAGATTCATCTATAATAGGTATTTCACAATTAAAGGTTTTTTTATTATCTATACCTAGTTTTAATAAGTGGTCACAAAACACATTGGATATTAATCTTATAGAGCAAAACCCGTCTGTTGTAGTATATGAGCTATTACTGTATTTTTTGTAATATTTTTTAATAGAATGTGTAGAATTTATAAATTTTTTAAATTTTTGTAAATGTGAATAATCTTTATTACTTAAATTTAATTCAAATGTATGTCTAGAAACATTTAAATAACCATCTGCTAATATAAATCCTAACCAATAAGCCTTTTCTTCACAATCAATAGTTTCGAACATCGTTTCGCAAAAATTATATTTTTTTGAAATATCTTTCATTTTACGAATTGATCCTCCTTGCTTTTTAACATAGTATATTACGGACGATGCATTCAAATTCAATATTTTTGCTATTTCTATCGAACTTTTGTTATGTAAAATATATAAATCGTATATTGACTTTTGTGTTTCTGGTGTTATGATATTACTCATATATGTATTTACTAAAATCGACGTATAATACACCAATTTTTATGAAAGAAACAAAAATAAAAACAAATATTGTGCTCTGTGGCGACATTCATGGTGCGTTTAATAAACTTCGCTATGATGTTAACCGTTTACATGAAGATGCATACATTATTCAAGTAGGAGATTTTGGAATGGGATTCCAAAAACCGAATTATTATAAAGATCATGCATTTCCTGATTTGAATGAGGTTTTGGAAAAAAAGAATTGTCACTTGTATGTTATTCGTGGCAATCATGATGATCCATCTTATTTCAACCAAACAAATAATCCATTTGATTTTAGTAATATTACATTATTAGAAGACTATTCAGAACTTGATCTACTTGATAAAAGTATTCTGCTTGTTGGTGGTGCAGTGAGCATTGATCGTCGCTTTCGAATAGAAGGTAAAACATGGTGGAGTGACGAAAACTTCAACCTCAAGCTAGAAGATCAATTTCCTTACAAAGATCGAGAGTATGACTTGGTTGTTACACATACACGCCCATCCGTTTGTGGTGCATTCAAGGGATTTGATAATATTAAGTATTGGTGCGATCAAGACCCTGATTTAATCAATGATTTGATTATTGAAAGTCAATCTATGGATAAACTTTGGGAATGGACTAAACCTAAGTGGTTTTGTTATGGACATTTTCACAAATCTTTAACCACTCAGTACGAAAATACGACTTTCAAATGCTTAGGTATTCATGAACATTATCAATATTTTGTGTTGACAAGCCCTGATTCCTCTATATAATACAACTCTATGAAAGACATCGACATTGATAACGGACTAAAACAAGCAGACCCAGAACTATATGAACACCTTATGGAATGTGTTCATAAATTTGAGATTAGAGGAAGTGAAGAAATCTTTTTAAAAGATTGGTTTGGTAAAGCAATAGTGAAAGAATCGCTTCTTTCTTTAATGCGATCAAAAATGGTTAATGTAGTAGGAGTTCGTGATTCTAATAATGAACTTGAACCAATGTTTAAGCAAAATTTATTAAAAAATGATGAAGAAATTCTAGAAGATGTGTAATGATAATACAACATCTGTTTCTTTGTATAAAAATTATAAAAAAATAACTTGAAAATAACTCAAAAAGTGATAAGTTAAAGTCTATGAAAAAATTACTATTATTCGTAACAACCCTAATGTTTGTATCTTGCTCATCAGTAAAAGATACTGCAAATGCAGTGCTTGAGAAAGCACGTTCTAGTGCTTCTGTAGGCTTCAACACTGAGCGTGTTGAAAATGGCTACCAAGTTTCTGGTCGTGCATCTACAAACGTGTTTGGTATAGAACCATACGGTTCTTTTTCTACTGGTGTTCGATACACACCCCGTCGAACAGTTCAAACACAATCATCAACTGTATCAACAAAGTAAAAAAAGGGGGGAAATCCCCTTTTTTCTTTTGACAAAAGCCTTTTTTTGGAGTAATATAAAATATGGAAAACTTTGAAGAATATTTAATGGAAAAATATCCAGACCTCTTTTATAAAAAAGAGGATGGAAGTTTGGATTGTCCTTGTGGTGTATCTGCGCCTAACGGCTGGCATACTATTATTGACAATTTATGTGGTGCTATCACATCATATACAAAAAATTCTTTTCATACAAAAAGAGTAGTAATCAATAACAAATATTACTTTTGGAAAGGTTGTTCAGATTTTCTTAATTGGGGTTATAAATATTTCATTAAATTCTTTCCAAAATATAATAAATGGGAGTATAACAAATCATTTTTTGCATTTGTCGAGAAGTTTCGTCAACAATATTACAAATGTGTCAAATACAACAAAGTTTACCCACCAGAAGTAAAAATTAATCAGATTAAATCAAAACTATCTGATTTAAGATTCTATTACTCTGGTGGCAACAAAGAAGTTGCTGGCATGGTCAGTTTTGCAGAATATCTATGTAGTAAAACTTGTGAAAACACAGGAGAGCCAGGAATTAAATGTATTAATGGTGGTTGGTATGCAACTCTTTCTCCAAAAGAAGTAGAAAGATTAAGATACTCTACTATTGAGTAGATTTTCAAATATTATACATAAAAAGATTATGCAGCATATTTACTCTATTCAAATAATTGAAGGCATGGAACGAGGCATTATTGCCGAGAGAGACATCAAGCAAGGCGAGATTGTATCAGATTGTGAAATTTTAGTCTTGTCTCCAAGTGATACCGCAAGAGTTAATGAAACAGATTTAAAGTGTTATACCTTTGTTTTTGACAAAAATACAAAACAAGACTGCTTAGTCTTGGGTGATGGTGAGATATTTAATCACAGTGATGATGCAAATGTACTCTATAATTTGATTGAATGGAATAATAGAAAAATAATGAGGTTTCAAACGTCAAAAGATATTAAAAAGGGTAGTCAGTTGCTTATTGACTATAGGACTGACGTAGAAGGTTTATCCGGTATCTTAGAAAAATATACAACGAATTTAATTTAAAACTTTTCTATAACCACATGGAAACTCCAACACGCCCCGCCCCGCCCTTTGTCCTCGACCGACTTGTTCGCCTTCTTTTGAGGTGGATATGCCGAAATCTGGTCAAGCAGGGATCGCTCCACAGACCCCGAATTATCGCCTACTATCGCATCATGCGGGAAGCGGCGGAATTTGAGTTCACGGAAGACAATCAGCCAACGCTCGATGCTTTCTTGGGAGAGTGTCATTCTGAGGCGAACATGTTATATCCGCAATGAATACATGTTTAATCATACAAAAGGTCACGGAGATTCTTGTTGACAAACAGTTCTAACTGTGTTAAAATCCTTTAATGGAAATTGACACAACAAATAGAACTGAGAACATGAACTGGAAAGAAATAAGAGATAGAACATTAGTAGACGAAGATTTTAAATTTGAGGTTATCGGACCTCTAATTGATAATTTTATAGACAATATAACCTTGGATGAATATAAAGAAAATGAAATAACATTAGATGATTATTTTGATGATTGTAAAATCATTTGTCAAGATCTTTATAAATATTGTGATATTTGTATCAATCCGATGCAGACATTTTGGTTGAATAAGAAATATTCAGATACTAGGGACGCAATATTTTTATCAGTCAGTCAGAATATTAGCTGTTGGTTAATTCTAGAATGGTTGATGATGAACGAAAATTATGTAAAATAATATGCCTATTATTAATAACATATCTAGAATAGAAGCTGTCAATTGGAAACCCCCGGTTGATCCAGATAAAAATATTTGGATTAGTATTCAAGAACCGGAAAAACCACATATTCAAAATTCGATTCTTGATCAAATACCCAATTTAAAAATACGATTCTGGGATCTAACTGCACCAGTTCAAAGAATTGAATTAAGTGAGTATTTTTATCCTCCTACTGAATATGATGCGAAAGAAATTGTGGATTTTTTATTGGCACACCAGGGTAAAAATGTGGTGGTCAACTGTAAGGCGGGCGTCTCGCGCAGTTCCGCAGTTTCCCAATTTTGTGTATATTATTTGGGATATGAATGGCACGCTGATGGTTATAAACGAGCGGTTCCAAATCATTTGCTGTATAATATGATGGCAGAATATTATGAAAAGCTGAAGAAACTTTAATCCTTTTGACCGATGACTGAACAAATGAATAACAACCTAGAAATGTTTAAGCATTTGCAAGAAAGCAAATGGCCCAACGTTGGTGATAAAGTAAAATTCAAAAATGCTGAAGGAATGTTCTATCCACACTTCACCAATGTTATTCAATTTGCTAAAGACAACTTAAAGGCTGGAGAAATTTATACAGTTCGTAAATGTAAAGTTTACTCTAGCTGGTGCGCTGTTTGGTTGGATGAAATTGAAGGTGACCATTTCTTTCACCGCTCTATGTTTGAATGGCCAATAAAGGAGGAAACAAATGAATAGACAACTAAAATTCCGCATCTGGGATAAACAGAATAAAGAGTGGATTTATGAATGGGATGCTTCACATAAACGCTTAGCAATCTCTTTGGTGGGTCTAGTTTATCATGGCGGTTATGATGATGTTTTGCTAGAAAATGATTATGTTATCCAGCAATACACAGGATTAAAAGATTCCAAAGGTAATGACATTTACGAAGGTGATATTCTTACCTGCAAATATGCTGATCAAGAAGTCACTGAAGCAATCTCGTACTCAGAAGATTATGCGTCATTTACACATGGAGAACATGCATTGTGGCGAGGCTGGATTGGAGAAGCAGAAATTATTGGCAACATTTTTGAAAATCCTGACTATTTTAAAAACAATGAATAATAAACAACTAAAATTCCGCACTTGGGATAAACAATTAAAACAATTTGCCGAATGGACAAACCGTGATCCATTTTTTGATACCTCGCATGGTCAAATTTTCTTTTGGGAAAGAGTTCAAAGAGAAGATGGCTCTTATGATGGAGATATTATTCTGCAAGATTATGGTGATCGTTTCATTCTACAGCAATACACTGGATTAAAAGATAAAAATGGAAAAGAAATCTACGAAGGTGATATTTGTAACGCTGGAATGGTGACTGGACCTATTGACTTTATTATTGGGGGGTTTTCTTTAGCATCAAATCCTCTTATAGAGTTTCTACCTAAAGACGCTTGTATATTTTCACCTGATTATGATCCATCATGGATTGATGTAGAAGTCGTTGGTAATGTTTGTGAAAATCCTGACTATTTTAAAAACAATGAATAGACAAATAAAGTTCCGCATTTGGGATAAACAGAATAAAAAGTGGCTAGAAAACAGCAGCAGTTTTCATTGCAACAGCAATTGGACAATTTGCCCATTCACAGGTAATGTTGTTGATTATGTTGAAACTTGCGACGAGAATGGTGAGAATTTTTCTGCTTCACCTGCTAATGATTATTATTGGGAAGATGGAAAACTAATCAAAGAACCAAGATATGTTATCCAGCAATACACTGGATTAAAAGACCCCAAAGGAGTTGAAATTTATGAAGGTGACATTGTTAAATACTATTTTGATGATCCAAAAGCAGATTTTGTTGACTTAGTAGCATGGGAGCATTATGGTTGGGTGCTTCTTCATTTTGATGGAACGGAAAGTAGTTCATGGCCATTTACTCCGCTGCCAACTATGGAAGTGGTTGGAAATATTATGGAAAATAAAAAACTTTTAAATTTATGAATATAATCAATAAAGACATTCTTACAGTAGATAAAGGAGTAATCGTTCATTCTGTTAATTGCATTGGAGCAGTTGGTGGACTTGCAGGTGCAATTGCACACAAATGGCCCAAAAACGCTGATGAATATCGTGCTCATATCAAACGTCAAAAACTACCAATTATGCTATTAGGAAGCGTGTTTCAAGTGAATGTAGCTCATAATGTTATTGTTGCTAATTTGTTTGGACAAGACAATATTGGAACAAAAGAACAACAAACAGAATACTCTGCACTCATTACAGGTTTCAAAAGAATCGCAAGTACAAATTTCTATGGTGATGATAAAGAAACTATTTATTTTAGTGGTATTGGTTTAGAAGATGTAGCCAATACATTAACAGACATTTATATTCCATATAAAATTGGATGTGGTCTTGGTGGTGCTGATTGGAATCTTGTAGAAGAAATTATCGAGAAGATTTTTCTGAACTCTCACAAAAATGTTTTTATCTGTAAAATTTAATGAAAAATCTTTTGAACATTATTCATTTTAATTCTTCTCCTGCTATTAAAGAATTATTAGTTCAATACAAAGAAATTCAAGACGAATTAAATGAATGCCGAAAGAAATATGTTTCAGTGAGCGGAGGTCGTCCACACTATGCACCGGGATATTCTACACAATGCAACATTTTAAATTCAAAAGTTAAAAATATTCAAATTCGCCTCAATCAGGAAGTTATGAAAAAAAGCAGAAAGAAAAAAGTAAAAAAGCTTTAGAGTCCTTGTTTAGCCAATATATATCACTCATAATTTAAATGTTTTCTGTAAAAGGATTTTTTATTGCTTAATGTTTTTGATATAAAAAACCCGCCAAATTTCGCATCGTGGAGAGGCGTGGCGGGTTGACAACAGTTACCCGATAATCTAAAATATCTAAAGAAAGTTAAAATATTTTCACTTTTTTCTTCCAAAATCTAAACTTTTAGTGTAAATATATATGAAGCCAAAAATGATTACAAGAGTTACAACAACAGAATTTGAAACAGATGATGGAGTTATCCATGATATTCCGTTTGAATTAGATGAAGTCCCAACAATAGAGGAATTTCAACGAATCTATGACGAATGGTTTAGAATATTTCAACAGAAAGGATTGATAGACAAAAATGGATAAAAAGATTCTATCAATCAGCGATGCTGCATCTATTTTGGGCGTTTCTGACGAAACCCTTAGAAATTGGGAGCGTGAAGGCAAATTAACACCATTTCATACAGAAGGTGGTCATAGACGTTATTATAGAGCCGATATTGAGAAGTTGGCAGGAATCTATGTAGAACCCGTTAAAGTGTCAGATGGTAAGCGTGTGGGCATTTATTGTCGCGTTAGCTCGCATGAGCAGAAGACCAAAGGTGATTTAGAAAGACAAGTTGGCAGAATGACTACGGAAGCATTAAAGCGCGGTTATTCTATCATTGCTGTTTTTGACGAAGTTGGTTCGGGAATGAATGATAATCGTAAGAAATTGCAGAAACTCTTTGAATTGGTTGAGCAGAAAGAAATTGATGTGGTTTTAATTGAACATAAAGATAGATTGTCGAGATTTTGTTTTAATTATCTTTTGTCTTATTTTAATTCTTATGGAGTTAGGATTGAGAAGGTTGAAGAGGTAATGAGTAAGAGTTTTGAAAACGAACTGGTGGAAGATATTCTATCTTTGATGGCATCATTTTCGGCGAAAATTTACGGAAGGCGTTCAAGTCAGAACCGTAAAAAGAAAGAAAAGGAGGAGGCAGAATGAAACAACAAATTTGGTATGGAGATTGTTTAGAGTTGATGAAAAATATTCCAGACGGGAGCATAGATATGATTTTATGTGATTTACCATATGGCACTATTTCTTGTGCATGGGATGTAATTATTCCGTTTGATGAATTGTGGGAACAATACAACAGAATATGCAAGTCTAATGCGGCAGTTGTATTATTTGCCAGTCAACCATTTACCACGGATTTGATACTATCCAACAGAAAAAATTTTAAGTATCCTTTAGTTTGGAATAAGAACGTTCCAACTGGAATGTCGGCGGCAAAGTATAGACCAATGAAATATCACGAAGACATTCTTGTTTTCCATCGCGAACAACCTACATATAACCCTATTATGAAAGAGCGAGTTGGTGTTGGCAAGGCTTGTTATAATTATGACCATTATTGTGGCGATTCTAATCATGTAAAACTAGATAAAATCAAAAAGAAATATGACCCAAATTTTGTTCAACCTAGTTCTGTTTTAGATTTTAAAGTTGTCCCAAATCGTAACGGAAAGTTGCACCCAACTCAAAAACCCGTAGAACTTTTAGAGTATCTGATTAAAACATATAGTAATGAGGGGGAATTAATTCTTGATAATTGTGCTGGTTCAGGCTCAACCTTACTTGCCGCTAAAAATCTCAATCGTCAATTCATTGGGATTGAAAAGGAACAAGAGTATTACGATATTTGTTTAGAAAGATTAAAATGATTTTACGCGCCTATAAAGTTCAACTAGATGTCAATAACAAGCAACAAAACTTGTTATTGCAGCATATTGGTTGTGCTAGATGGGCATATAATTGGGCATTATCTAATAAGAAAGAATCGTTTGATAAAAAAGAAAAGATTCCTAATGCTATTGAATTACATAGAGAGTTAAACAAGCTAAAACAATCAGATGTTCCTTGGATGTATAATTCAAGCAAGACTTCGCCGCAAAATGCACTAAGAGATTGCGACAAAGCATTTCAAAATTTCTTCATCCGTTGCAAGAAAAAGGTCAAAGGTAAGAAAGGATTCCCCAAATTCAAATCCAAAAAGAACGAAAAGCAATCATTTAGATTGGATGGAGTAATTTCGGTTGAATCTGGTTGTATTAAATTACCTAGAATTGGAAAACTTAAATTAGCGGAGAAAGATTATATTCCTACTGATTGTAAAATATTGTCTGCTACAGTCTCCAAACGAGCGGGTAAGTGGTTTGTATCAGTTCAAGTAGAAACGCCCGACAGAGAGCATTCTGACGCTAAGAACGAGGTAATAGGGATAGATTTAGGGATTAAAACTCTGGCTACTTGCTCAGACGGGACAGCTTATGAAAATCCCAAAGCACTTAAAAATAATTTAAAGAAACTTAAAAGAAAACAAAGACAATTAAGCAGAAAGAAAAAAGGAAGTAAAAATTATGGAAAAGCAAAACAAAAATTAGCGAAATTACATTTTCACATATCAAACATTCGTAAAGATTGCTTGCATAAAATCACTTCTAAAATTATAGACGAAAACCAAGTTATAGTTTTGGAAGATTTGAAAGTGAGCAATATGATGAAAAATCATTGTTTGGCGCAAGCTATTAGTGATGTTGGACTTCACGAATTTCGCCGTCAAATCATTTACAAAGCAGAATGGAATAATAGAAAAGTTATCTTTGCAGATACTTTTTATCCTAGTTCTAAACTATGTTCATGTTGTGGATGGAAAAATTCAGATTTGAAGTTGACAGACAGAATATTTGAATGTAAGGTATGCGATATGAAAATAGACAGAGATTTAAATGCGAGTTTGAATCTAAAACAAATTTATAGGGAAAGTTCTTCCCGAATTGACGCTTCTGGAGATGGGAGTTCATCAAACGCAAGTTTGGTTAGCCCGTCGTTGAACGAAGAATTTAACAAAAAATCGAGAGTGTATATCTTAAAAATATGACTTTAGATTTTTGTAAGTTTAAAAGAACGGTATGATATTTATATTTATATTACAATTGCGGTGATTTGTAAACTATTTTCGTATATTAGAGATAAATTATCCATATGATATATGTACTTATAGTATTTTCTACTATCTTTCTCAGTTCAACGCGCTACTTTCAGTATCCATTCCCACCTATTATTTTTTGGATGTTCATCGCTTCTTGTTCTAATGCACTAACTGCTTTAGACATTTTATCAACATAATCTCCCAAATTATCAAAATTAGAAGTATTTAACTTCATACCTTCTATAATTTGATTTAATCTTTTTACAGACACGGTTAACTCTGGTTTTCTGTCCTCGGGACGCAATTCATTGTACTCGCGACGAATTTCATTTTCCTGTTCAATATCGTCAGTAAATCCAATAATTATGTTATTGCGTACGTCTTGTAATTTTAAAATATTTTCTCTTTGACGAAGTTCGAGTTCAGGATTATTTCTCTTGGACAATGTCAGGTTTCGATTTATTCTTTGTATTTCGTTTAAAACCCCGGACCATTTCTGCTCCACTTCTCTTAAAGATTCCACCTGGGATTCAAAAGATTTAACCCTAAAATCTTGTTCTTGATATTGATTAGTTCTCATTGCCTGCGGATTTTCCATAGGAGTTTCACCTCTTGCTGCACCTGCTGCCATTAATCCTGCTGCTGCATAAGGTGCAGCTTTTTTAGCAATATTTTTAACACCTTGACCTATTTTCTTTAAAAATCCTTGTTCTGTTAATATTCTAACTCTGAAACATTTAATACATGTTCAATCATATATTCTGCTTTTTGATGTTTGTTATTAGTTTTTTGATATATAAATTCTTGAACGACATCGCGACGAATTCTATTATGTAAACTATTTTCGTATATTAGAGATAAATTATCCATATGATATATGTATTTATAGTATTTATTTTTTTTTTGATGTTTTAAAGTTCATGATTTTATTTATTTGACAACCTTTCTTTCCTCTTTATATTATTCGCGCCTATGAAAATGCAGCTAACTACAAATCCTCTTATCGTCTCCGAAGAAATGCCAAGTTCTGTAATGGGAATGGATTCTTCTGGAATGGACCAAGCTTGTTACTTTCTTCGTGACAAGATTTATAGCGACAAAGTACTTGCTGTTGTTCGTGAATATATTACAAATGCTCTTGATGAGCACGTTAAATACAATATCGAAAAACCTGTTACAGTTCGTTTAGTAAACAATGTATTTTCTGTTCGTGATTATGCTATGGGATTGAACGAAAATGATGTTCGTAATGTGTTTGGAATGTATTTCAAGAGTTCTAAAAGAGAAGATAATAAACAATCAGGTTGCTTTGGATTAGGTTCTAAAGCAGCACACTGCTACACTGATTCTTTTTATGTTAAAAGCTTTCACAACGGTGTTTGCACTCTTTACACTTGTGTTCTTGGTGGAGGCAAAAACGGTGTTCCTGTTGGTCAGATTATGAAGATTAGTGAAGAACCAACGAATGAAACTGGTCTTGAAATTTCTGTAGAAGTTGAACCTTCTAGTATTAGTAATTTTTACAAATGTACACTTTCTGTAGTAGATACTTGCAGCAAAAATATTGAGTTTTATTATAATGATGAACTTAATGTTCCTTTTTCTCCTGTTGAAACAGTTGAAAATAATGGATTTTTGTTTAAACTTTATAAAAAAAATCCAAAATCTACCTATTGTGCTGATGTTTATTATAAAATGGGAGAAGTCATTTATAAAACTGATAGTATTGTTCAAATTACTCTAAATGTTTTGATGAAACAAAATCATTTTCTTGTGGTAGAAATTCCTATTGGAAAAATGAGTCTTCCAATTTCCCGTGAAAGTTTTGAAGATACTGTTTCTAACAAGAGAAACCTCGAATCTATTAAAAATCACATTAACCATATCTACAATGAGGATGCAAAAAAACAATCTCTTCTTTCTGTTGAAGAACTGTTAGCTAACGTTAACGAAATGTATCTTTACGGTAAGTTTTTTGATTTTAAAAAAGCAGACCTCTATCCAAACCTTTATCATCTTCTTCGTGATTTAAAGCAAGTTACCGTAAGTCTTAAAATTGAAGAAAAAGATAACAAGAAAATTGTTGCTCTTATTCCAAATAAAGACAGTAAAGATTATTGGATTAAAAAGTTTTGCAATCATGTAATTTCTAAGAGTAAGTGTTATATGTATGTTACTGATGCATATTATGAGCGATGCAGTGAAGACGATAAGAAAAAATTAGAAGAACTTTTTCTTTTCAAAAAGGTAAAAAGCTCATTTTTTAATTGGCCTAAAACTAATAAAAATCAAATATCTATTAACACTTTTAAAGCAAAAGTCGTTTTTAGTTCTGATTGGCGTTCTAGAGATTTTATAGGTACTGCTCTTGAGATTCATAACTACGTAAGAAAAGATCTGAATCTTTCAGAAGCAAAAGATATTAATGAAGCTAAAGAACAATTAAAAAATACTGATTGGGTAAATTTTAATAATTTAAATCGTTTTACAATTGAAAATACTTCTACAACTACTAATAAAGTAAAAACATTAAGTGGAAACATGTTTAATTTTTTAATTGAGCTTGGTTGGTTTAAAGCACATTCACCAGAATATTTAGCAGTAATTAAAAAGATTGAAGAAAAGACAAATCAAGAAAAAGAATTTAATAAAATGACAGAATTAGTTACTTTTAATTTCTTTTCTTTTAGTGAACAGGATAAGTTCAAAAAGAAATTTTTAAAGAATAAAAAGTTTCTAATCAAAGCTAGTAATATTTGTAAAAAACTTATTGATGAAAAGAGTTTGCGTGGAATTATTTTTGAAACTATGCAACGTGAAAGTAAAAGTCATTGGTTCAACAAATATATTTCTCGAAAAGACCTTCGTAAAATTCTCACACTAAAATAATTGACAGACACATAAACCTATAGTATATTAAATCCCATGCAATACATCATCAACAGCAAAAGCATCGTATTATTCTTTGACAACAAACCAACAAAAGTTGGAAAAACAGACTTTCGCTTCTCAAAGATCATTAAGTGTTTTGATCTTCCAGAAGATGAGCAAGAGTCTGCTGTAAAAGATATTATTTCTTCTAGCAATAATAGTCTTCAAACAGAAAAAGACTTTGAAGTTAAAGATCAAGATGTTTACCTTGAAGGTGAAAAGCTTCCACCTATTCTTGCCAAAAAGGTTTTAGATCTTGTAGCTCAAGATCTTCCTATAAATTTGTTTAAAAAGTTTTGGAAAAATCTTCGTGACAATCCATCGCAAACTAGCGTAAACGAATTGTATGATTTCCTTGCATATAAGGAACTTCCTCTTACAGAAGATGGTTGTTTTCTTGCTTATAAAGGTCTTTTAAATAACTTCTGGAGTATTAATGGCAACAAAGATACAAAAGTTCTTAAAGGTGAAGTTGATGAACAAGGACACATCTTTAACGGAATTGGCGAAGAAATTGAAGTTCTTCGTCGTGATGTTGATGATAATCGTGCAAATCACTGTTCAAACGGTTTACATGTTGGTAGCCATGATTATGCTTCTAGTTTCTCCCAAGGTAAAATAGTTGTAGTAAAAGTAAATCCAAAAGACGTTGTAAGCGTTCCAAGTGATTATAATTGTCAGAAGTGTCGTGTAAGTGCATACACTGTTGTAAGTGAATATATTTCTGAAATTACTGCACTTGCAGTTTCCGAAGACAATACTCCTATGAAAAGTGTTTCTGATGAAAATCGTGACGAATTTGTTGATCGTATTTATGCATATTTGACTCGTCAGCTTGAAAAAGGTGAGGAAAGTGTTTCTATTCGTAAGATTCAAAATTCTTTCTCTCCTGAATATCCTTCTCGTCAACGAGTGCTTGATGCTCTTGATGTTCTTGGTTATTATTGGCAAGAATTTGAAGATGGTTATTATGTATACCTGACCGATTAAAAAGAAAAAGTTTAAGGAGGAGTCTTAGATAAATATCTAAGACTCCTCTTTTTTTAACTTTTTTAGCTTTTTTTGGATAAAAAATGAGAAAAAAACCTTATTTAATAGTGTATTTTTTTTCATTTTTATGGTAATGTAAAAGACATTATAGAAAGTAAGTAGCTTATACTTATTTACGAGTACTAATAAATTAATCATGGATATAACAATTATAAAACGAGATGGAAAAAGAGAGACATTTGACGCAAACAAGATCAATAAAGTCTTAGAATGGGCAACCGAAAATATAAAAGATGTTAATGTAACAGATATTATTGTTAAAGCTAAACTTTCAATTATAGATTCTATAACATCAGAATCTATACATGATGCGCTTATTGCTTCGGCAGAAGACCTTATAACTATTGATTCTCCAAATTATGAAAAAGTTGCAGCTAATCTCTTAAATTATAAACTAAGAAAAATTGTATGGGGTGGTAAAAATCCTCCAAAATTATTAGATTTTTTAAAAAACTTAATAAGTCAGAAGTATTATGACTCTTCTCTCTTAGAGAAATATTCGGAAAAAGAAATCAACAAAATAAACGAGATGATTGACCATGACAGAGATTTCTTATTTCCTTATGGCGGATTAACTCAATTAATGAGTAAATATCTTATTCAAAATAGAAAAACTAAACAAATTCTGGAAACTCCGCAATTTCAGATTATAGGAATGGCTATGTCTCTTTTTGCCAATGAAAAGGAAGATAGAATAAATTGGATTAAGAATTTTTATATAGAAACAAGTAAGAATTTTTCAGTTAATTGGCCAACTCCTGTTTTGGCTGGTGCAAGAACTCCAGTAAAATCTTATAGTAGTTGCTGTCTCATAGATATTTTGGACACAAAACATAGCCTGTTTGCCGCTAATACTACTATGGGAATGGTGACATGTGATAAATTTGGTGTAGGTTTTAACCTATCCCGTCTTCGTCCAATCAACTCCACCATTAAAAACGGAGAGACGCTACACAGTGGTGTTGTAGCATGGCTAAAAATGTATCAAGAAACTATCAAGGCATGTCAGCAAGGTGGTGCAAGACGAGGAGCAGCAACAGTAACATTTCCTATATTTCATCCAGAGATAATGACTATTCTGCAATTGAAGAATAACCAAGGAACGCATGAAAACAGAGTTCATCACTTAGATTATTCTATAGGAATATCTAATATTTTCTGGAACCGCATTAAAAATAAACAAAAAATATCACTATTTTCTAGTAAAGATGTTCCTGATTTATACGAGGTTTTTGGAACACCAGATTTTGATAATTTGTATATCAAGTACGAAAACGATAAAACAATACCACGTATAGAAGTTCAGTCTATAGGATCTGATGGATTGGCTACAATGCTAATGACAGAAAGATTAGAAACTGCTAGATATTACATACTCAATGTTGATCATTCCAACGAGTATTCTCCATGGAAAGACACTATTCAGATGAGTAACCTATGTCAGGAAATACTACAACCGCTAAAAGCAGAGAGATTTACAAATGATCCAGAAGCAGAAATTGGGGTTTGTGTTTTAGCGTGTGTTAATATGCTAAAAATTAAAAATGACGAACATCACCGTAGAGTGTGTCAGTTAATCGTAAAAACTTTAAATAATCTTATTGACATTCAAGAATATACAGTAAAGGGATGTGAAAATTTTGCAAAAAATAAAAGATCATTAGGAATAGGAGTTACTAATTTTGCTGGGTGGTTAGCATCTAAAGGTTTTAATCATGAGAGTCAAGAATCACTCGAATTGACAAATGAATTTTTTGAGAAGCAACAATATTATTTGATGGATGCTAGTACACAATTAGCTAAAATTGATGGACCTGCTCCTCATTTTCATCGTTCGAAATATCATAAAGGAGAATATAGTCCTCTAGATTTGTATTGTAAGAACGTTGATAAATTAGTTAAAAGTAACAATTTAGATTGGACTGGATTGATGAAAGACATATCAGAATATGGTATGAGAAATATGACATTAACTGCGCAAATGCCTGTAGAAAGCAGCAGTGTAGTTCAAGGTTCTACAAACGGAGTTGAACCCATAACATCGTACATTATAAAAAAGAGTTCTTTAGAAAAGACCGCAATTCAAATTGTTCCAAATTTAAAATATAAACATGTTTATACTAAAAAATCTGACATTAAAAATAACGAAAAATTAATAAAACTTAATGCGGTTATTTCTAAATGGTTAGATATGTCTAGTAGTTTCAATATGTATTTTGATAGCGAAGTTTATCCAGATAGCAATATTCCTTTAAGTGTTTTATTAAAAGAACATATGATGGCAACACACTATGGGATAAAAACTTTTTATTATTGCAACACCAAAAAGAAAAAAGATAGTTTAGCAAATGCTGAACTTGAAGATAATCAATCCGAATGTGCAGGTGGAGCCTGTACGCTTTAAAATCAAACTATATGAACACAGTACTAAATAAAAAACCAGTAGATATTTTACAACAGCCAATGTTTTTTGGCGAAGACTTAGGATTGCAGAGATACGATATTGTAAAATATCCAGAATTTCAAAAATCTTACGAGAATCAACGAAAAAATTACTGGCAACCTAATGAAATTCCTATTTCTAACGACCGAGCGCAGTTTGAAAATTTAACAGAAACAGAAAGATTTGTTTTTGTAAATAATCTATCCTTTCAGACAGTAGGCGATTCTTGTCTTTCGAGAACTATTGAAAGTCTTAAAAAATATGTTTCAAATTCTGAATTAGAGTTTGCTATGAATTGGTGGACGCTTATGGAAAATACGCATTCCGAGAGCTATACGCATATTCTTAGAAACATTGTAAAAAAACCAAGTGAATTTTTTGATAGCATTTATGAAAATGAAGAAGTAATGAAACGTGCTTCTCAACTCACTGAGCAATTTGATAAATTACTGTCGTCCGTGGGTAATTCTCCGAAAGAAGAGATATTTAAAACGGTTCTCTCACTACAAATAGCAGAGGGTATATTATTTTATGTAAGTTTTGCATGTACTTACTGGTTTGGTAGTCGTGGTCTTATGAAGGGAAATGCAGATATTATCAAGCTTATTAATAGAGATGAAGATTTACATGTAGCCATTACACAAAATATCATTCGTAGATGGAAAACTGATCCATCTGAAGGTTTTTCTGATATAATTAATCAAAACGAAAATTTAATTTATGAATTTTATAAAATGGCTGTTCAGCATGAAAAGGATTGGGCTACATATTTATGTAGTCGGGGTCCGTTATTAGGTCTTTCTCTTCAGCAACTTCAAAGTTATCCTGAATGGTTGGCCAATATTCGTCTTCGTTCAATGGGGTACGACCAAATTTTCGAAACAAAGAAAAACCCAATGGGAAGTTGGATCAAGGAATATATAAATTCGGATGAAATTGATGTGGCTCCTCAAGAAAAACCTATATTAGACTACGAAAAGGGAAAGATTAGTAACGATCTTGATTCAATGGATTTAAATTTCGAATTTTAAAAATGAAATCTAAACAAAGATGGAATAATGAAGAAGATTCTTTTATAATTGAAAATTATGAAAGAATAGGAGCTAAGGCTTGTGCAACAAAATTACAAAAAACGCTATCTTCGATATATTCTAGAGCTACTACTTTAAATATTCAGAAAAAAATAGAGCTATCAAAAACAGGAGTTATTCCTAAGAGAATTATTAATCAGATAAAAGTTCACGCGAAATCTAAAAACAGGATATGTGATATAACCGAAGAAGATATTTTAGACTTATGGATTAAACAGAATAAAAAATGCGCTTTAACAGGTACATATATCCAATTCCATAACGTATTTAAATTATCAACGGCTTCTGTTGATAGAATAGATTCTAAAAAAGGTTATACTATTGATAACGTGCAACTTCTACATAAAGATATAAATTTATCTAAAAGAATATATTCAGACGAATATTATATTTATTTATGTAAATTAGTTGCAGAAAATAATAAAAATTCTGAATTTGAGAGAAAATCCTTAGTTTGGCTGGACGACTATTACAACGATACCATCTATCCAGTAAATACTATGTTTGGGTGTGCAACTTGTGAAGATTAACATATGAAAAAAAAATATCTTTTAATAGGAAACAATATAGTTTCAGAATACTTTAAAAATAATCCAGACTTTGAAGTTGTATCTTGGCAATGGGTTTATGATTCAATTGACCGTTTAGATCAATACTCTGCGGTAATTTATTGTGAAGAAATGAGAGAAGGAAATTTTGCTGAGTTACTAACAGTTAATTACTCTATTCCTTCGCATATTTTAGATTATACAAAACAAAAGAAAATTCCATTTGTTTATATTTCCACTGCTGAACTATACAAAGGTAACTACGAGTGGAACAATACAAAAGAAGATTTAACCGAATTAAATACTTCAAGCACTTATTTATTAACTAAGCGATTAGCCGAAGTTCTTATTGAAAAAAGTAACGGACTTATACTTCGAATAAAAAATCCTTTTAGCGAATATTATCATTCTGATAACTGGCTTGTAAAAATAACACATAGTGATGTTCCTAAAAACTGGATGGATTGTCACACTTATCTTCCAGACTTAGAAAAAGCTTTACTAACTTTGTTAGAAAACAAGAACAATGGAATTTATAATGTTGTTCAGACAGAAACAGGTTCAGATTTATATTATTTACAAATTCTTAAAATTGATAAATTTGCAAGTTTAAGTATAGATAATGACGGTGATGTATCAGAAAAGCAAATAGGTGCAGATGTCAATTCAACAAAAATTAGAAACTATATAGATTTACAGCCTATGGACTTTGCAGTATTATATTGTTACACAAAATTAAAAGATAAACTTGACAATTTCCTCTAATCTAGTAAGTTGAGGTGTGTGTATAATAAAATATATTACTCAGATTTCCTTTAAAACTCCAAAACTGTGAAAAAAACTAAACAACAACAACATCCTGATTCCGAAGTAGAGAATGTAGAATACCAGGATATTCTCAATCCTTCTCCTGATTCGTTTATACATTCATATCGTCCGTTAAATTTTTCTTTATTAGATTTATGTATTAAATATTACTTTTTTTTACAAAAAACCTATTTTTCTTCTTATTTATTGCAAAATAAAAAAGAAGAAATTGTTATCAAAAAAATTAAAAAAACTAATAAGAAAGGAAAAAACAGTGAATTTAAGAGATATTGTAAATTGCAATCAAAATTATAAAATTTATATCGCTGGACCTATGACAGGTCTTCCAGAGTATAATTACCCAAAGTTCTATGAGATAGAAAGCCTTTTGCGTGAAATTGGTTATTCTTTCATTTTTAATCCTGCTGAAATTGCAAATGGTGAAACGGGTCATCATTACAGTTATTACATTCGTGAATCACTTAAAATGATTTCAAAAGCAGATGCAGTAGTTTTCTTAAATGATTGGGAAAATAGTAAAGGCGCTAATCTTGAGTTTCATGCAGCAAAGTTAATGGGTCTTAAATGTTGGAACGAAAATCTTGATGTTTTAGAGCTTAAAAAAGATGAACATGAAAAAAGTATTTGCGAAATTGCAGATCATCTTGTAAGCTTTGATCGTCAGTCATTATATGGTCATCCTTATGATAATTTTACTGACATTGGCAGAGTATGGGGAATGCAACTTGGTCTTCCAGACATTTCACCAGAAACGGTTGGACTTATGATGGTTGGTGTGAAACTTTCCCGTGAAAAGTTTCAACCAAAAAGAGATAATTTAATTGACGGAGCTGGTTTTTTTAAATGCGTTGATATGATTCATCAAAAGAAAACAGAATTAAACCATAAATAAAATTGCCGAGAAAAACAAAAAAAAACAAACTTATGAATACAAATACAACATTTATAGAAACCTTTAACATTATATCCAAAAATGTTCATGAAACGGCTAAAGAAAAAGGCTGGTGGGAAAATGACCGAAACGACGGAGAACTTATAGCTCTTATTCATTCTGAGCTTTCAGAAGCTCTTGAAGCATTGCGAAACGATAATCCTCCTGATGATAAGATTCCTGAATTTAGTGGAGCAGAAGCAGAGTTAGCTGACGTTATAATTCGTATAATGGATTTTACAGCAGCAAGAAAATATCGTATTGCAGAAGCATTAGTAGCAAAAATCGAAATGAATAAGACTAGAAGTTATAAGCACGGAAATAAAAAGTTTTAATCTATAAAAAATCTATACAATCGTTGGGCATGAATAAATATTTTCATGCCCAACGAATGTTTTCTTCCCCGATACGAAATTCACGATGTAGGTAGTGCTCATGTACTATCTCAGATTTATCCTCAAAATGTGAGAGATTTAAATATACCAAAAATTTGGAGTAAAAGTAAAGGTAAAAGAGTAAAAGTAATGGTTCTAGACACTGGTTGTCCAATAGATCATCCTGATTTGATGAAAAACATAGACTTAAGTAAATGTCAGTCTTTTATTGACGGAGAAGATATATTTGATTCTTATATTGGCCATGGATGTCACTGCACCGGCACGATTGGTGCAATAAACAACACAGAAGGCATTGTTGGTATTGCGCCTGAAGTTACAATTATTACAGGAAAAGTGTTAGATAAAAATGGTCGTAGTAAAAATGATAGCATTTTAAAAGGATTACAGTATTGTTTAAAAATATGTCCTGATGTAATTAATCTTAGCCTTGGCGGTCCAGATCCAATGCCAGAAGTTCATGAGGTTATTAAAAAACTAGTTTCGAACGGAACTGTAGTAGTTTGTGCAGCAGGTAATAATGGTGAAGAAAACATTCTTTATCCTGCAAAATATGAAGAAGTAATTACAGTTGGTTCTTATTCTGATACAATTTTAAAAGATCGTTCAAAGTTTTCTTCATGGGGAAAAGAATTAGATATTATGGCACCAGGAGATAAAATTCTTTCAACATATCTTAACAAAGGTTATGCGGTTCTGAGCGGAACAAGCATGGCAACTCCTGTTATTACTGGTGTTGTTGCTCTTATTATTTCAAAATATAAAGCAGAAAATAAAAATTTAACTGTTGACGAAATTAAGAAAATGTTATATAGTACTGCAATTGATGTAGAGAATAAAGGCTGGGACAATCACAGCGGTTGGGGAATTGTAAATCCTGAAAGTATTTTTGGGGAAGTTGTAACAATTCAATCAATTGCTAGCTTTTCAAAGCTTCAAAAACTATTCGATAAAGTTCTTAAATTTTTTAAACTAAAATGACTATTACAGATTTATTTCTTTTTTTATTCGCAACAGCAGGTCTTACATTTATAATTGTTCATTCAACAATTATGGACAAGCTTCGTATTCGCCAAACACTTAATAAAAATTCTTTTCTAAAAGACTTAATTAAATGCTCTCTTTGTACAGGATTTTGGGTTGCAGCTTTTTTCTCAACTATTGTTTTTCCTTCTAAAATGTTCTTATTAACATTTGCTGGTAGTGCATTTGCCTTTTTATTTGAAAGAACTACTATTTTTTTGGACGAAAAAATTCACCAAATTACAAAACATGAATGAATCACAACATATAAACATAACATCTCTCTGTGACGGATATGCACAGGTTGAACCTGACGAAATAGAAAATTTCAAAAATATTTACTTTCATGTTGTTCGTGATGAACAAACTTTATTTCCTTTTATATATCTAGAGAGTAGTCTTATAAAAGGTTATGTAGAAAAAACTATAATTAATATTCGTAAAAACGAATACATAATTGAAAAAGAAGGAAAGAAAACTACTTCTTCTTTTTAGATTTCCAAGATATTCTTTTAGAACTTTTCTTTTTCTTCATAGAAGAATTACACTGAGAAAGTGTAGGACGACAGGCGGGATAGCTTTTACGCTTCTCGCCTTTTTGTCGTCCACAAGGTTTTTTAGTTTTACAGTCTACCCATCCTGGCTTTCCGCCACTTTTATGAGAAAACCAGTCATGAAGACTTTCTTCTCCTAAGATAGAATTTACAAAACTGTCAAATTGATTCATTTCTTTTTAGATTTTCCCCAATTGCTTGCACCTTTCTTACGACACTGCACAAGAGCACCGCTTGAATAAGCACTAGGGAATACCCGATAACGTGCTTTTACTTTATGATAACATGCATCTTTTTTTCCAGCCATAATTATCTACAAGAAGATGAGCAAATATAGTCCTCTGGTGGGAACTTAGAATATTGATAAGCAATCGCCTTACCACTTGCGAGAGTAATGCTTGTTAATGGTGCAAACCATGTTTGACTAGAAGTGAAAGCAACATTTGTAAAGCTTGATCCATTTACTTGATAGATTAAGGTTTTATTATCGTCTGCTATAGAACGAAATCCTGCACTAGAAACAACAGAATTTGCTAAGAAGTCTATTTTATAAAATACAAAAGAAGATGTACTAGGAGTAAAAGTTCCTGCTCCACTCAAATAAACTTGTCCGTGTCCGCCTGTCATTAATTCCCATGCAAATAATTCTCTGCGGTCATTATAACTTATGCTTGTGCTTGGTTGAAGATACATATCTTTTACTTATTTAATTTTCTTATTTCATCATCAGAAACTCCCATTTCACGAAGTTTATTAATTATAAATTTTAAACGGGAAATTTCATTTTCTTTTTGTTTTAATAAATTATTTCTTTTATTAGCATCATTTGTCAAATTTATTTGTGAATCAAAAGTTTTAATATAATTTGCAATTTGAGAAGCAGCAGTTTTATAATCTTGCGGAGAATCTTTTGCAGCAAGTGGAGAGGTAGCAAGCGTTAGTGCTGCTCCAATACCACGAAGCATATTATTCTCATAGATTGTTGCAAGAGGGTCGTCCATATTTCTATTTATCTTTATAAATAGAAATATGAATTTCAATGATTTTTATTTAAATTTTTCAAAAACCTATTCTAGAGAATTAGGCGAAAGTTTATGTTCTGAGAGCGAGAAAAAAGAAACGCAAAAAGATGCATTTCAAAAATTTGCAGAAAAACGTAATTCTGGTGCTGAAAAGATAGCTGATGCGGCACATGAAAAAGGTGGTCCTGCTATGCTAACATATCATCACTTCAAAGTAAAATTACCATATTATAAAAAAGCCGCAAATGGTAAATTTGATATAGCTCAAGCAAAAAAGCAATTAAAACAACTTACTAACCAATTAAATGATGCTATGGACGGCACTATCAAAATGCAACAAACAGAATTTCAAAAAATTGTAGGTTTGATTGAAGTGTTGGGAGAATTAATTATTTTTTCTCAAACTCATGAATAAAGACTTTACAGGATAAACAAAATTATGAGATTTAAAACGTTCTTCTTATTATATGAAAATTTATCTATAACTGGAGCAAAGATAACGCCAGAAGAATCTATCTCAAGTGCTGCTATTAGAAATAAAAAAACAGGAGAAATAATAGAGGGAGCCTTTCACTATGATGCACAAACCTCTGCATGGGAAAAGGGATGGTTTCCTAAAAGTATAACCGATAAATTCTTAAATGGAATAAGAGAACTTCAAGACGAAAAAGATGGTTATACAATAATAAACGATATTCTCGAAGATGGTTTTACCACTTCCAAAGGAAGATTCTTGTCTAGACAAGATGCACTTAAAATAGCCAGAGCAGCAAGACAAATAAACCCAAGAATGCGTCCTGACGATGATATGATAAGTCATTATAGCAATGGTCCAAAAGTAAAAGATATATATCTAAGATCAGAGGAGTTGCTATAAAATAATAAATAGAAATATGACTTTCAAGGAATTTTATTTCAATGTTTTTCTTCCACAAACTATTATTGCAGAAGATTATACATCATCAGTTAATCAAATAACAAAAATAGTTAATAACAATGGTTTACCACCAGAGGATGTTGATAAAATTTTAGATATTTATAATAATGTAAGAGTTGATGAAGGTAGAGAAAAAGCTAAAAAAGATTCTGATCTTGTTGCACTAACATATGTGTATATGGTTGGAGAAAATATCGGTTTATCTATAGAAAACATCAAAAGAGAATATTCTGCTTATCTAAACTCAGAAACATCTGTGGGTAAAAAATTATTATCAGATTATGTAATAAATTTACAAAACGAAATCAAATCCAAAGGATTATTCAAACCTGATAAAAAGGCAGAAAAGTTAGAATTAATTAAAAGTAAAACAATAAAATTAATAGAAACTATTCATCGCTATCAAAAAAAAGAAGAATTTAGTGGAAAAATAATGAACGAAGAAGAAGATAAAGTTTATGAAGATAATAGTATAACTATTTTTAAAGCAGATTCTAAACAAAAATGTATTTATTATGGAAGAAATACTAATCTTTGTATTTCTACAAAGTCTGGTAATTATTACTGGAAATATAGAATGGGTAAAATGCAAAATTTAGGAATGACTACATATTTCATTATACCTAAAAATAGAAAAGAAAATGAACTAATTGTTATTGATGCAATGGGAAATGAAGAAGGTAGTAGTAATACATTCGGATATACTGTTGTAGAACCTTCAGGAAAACAGATTGAAGATTTATATAATATATCTGAAAAAGAATTAGAGAATAAATTTCCTATGTTACAAAAACCGTTTAATCAAAATGTATTTCAATTTATACCATACGGTGAAAAAGAAAAAAGATTTCAATCTATTGATGAAGGTGACATTGGTTTTGTTAAATTATCAGGATATGAAGATTATGAAATGTATATTCAAACAGATCAGTTTGACTCTGATAATTGGAATATAATTGAAAAAAATGTAAATGATAAAGATTTTGAAAAATTACTTTTATTAGCTTCTGAATTACAAAAAATTATTCCTTATGATTTGACTGAAAAATATTTCTCTGAAAAACAAAAGGAAAGATATTTTGAAAATATAGCAAAAGATCCAGAGTATTCTTATCTTTATGCCAGAGATGTATTAAACGGACAAAATGTTCCACCTATTATATTACAAAGTATTGCAAAAGGTCCAGAATATTCTTATGATTATGCTGTAAATGTATTAGAAAAAGGACAAAATGTTCCAGATATTATAGAACAGGGTATTGCAAAAGATCCAGCGTATTCTTATTATTATGCTAAAGAGGTATTAAAAGGTCAAAATGTTCCAGATATTATAGAACAAAGTATTGCAGAAAATATATATTATTCTTATAATTATGCCAAATATGTATTAAAAGGAAAAAATGTTCCGCCTATTATATTACAAAGTATTGCAACAAGTCCAGAATATTCTTATAATTATGCTAAAGATGTATTAAAAGGACAAAATGTTCCAGATATTATAGAACAGGGTATTGCAGAAAATACATATTATTCTTATAATTATGCTAAAGATGTATTAAAAGGAAAAAATGTTCCGCCTATTATAGAACAAAGTATTGCAGAAAATACATCTTATTCTTATAATTATGCTAAAGATGTATTAAAAGGTCAAAATGTTCCGCCTATTATATTACAAAGTATTGCAAAAGGTCCAGAATATTCTTATCTTTATGCCAGAGATGTATTAAAAGGTCAAAATGTTCCACCTATTATATTACAAAGTATTGCAGAAAATCCAGAATATTCTTATGATTATGCCAAATATGTATCATTAAACGGTCAAGTTATTCCACCTATTATATTACAAAGTATTGCAGAACCTCCAAAGTATTCTAATAAAAGTCTTACAGAAGCCAAACAAAGTTTAACAGAAGCAACACTAAATTCTCTCTCAACAGATGTAATTCGTTCTAATTCAACAAATATAAACAGTATTGAAGATAGAAATTTCTCATCAGACTATGCAGCAGATGCAAGTTCAGTAATTAGAGATTCAACAATGAGCGGTTTTATAGGAGAAGGTATATTTGATGACTCAAACCAATTAGTAGGTTATGGTTATGGTTATCGTATGGATGTGAATAGTGAATATAATATGCTAGAATACGTGGACACTAGTGAAATTACCTTTTTCGATGATAAATTTGAACAATCTGTTATTAATAATGGAATAGAAAATATATGTACTCCAAAAAATACATTTTACGTTTCTAATCTTGTTGTTGATAAACCTTATCGTTTACATGTAAAACCGTTGTTAAACACATTATTAAATCGTATTAGTAATAGAGGATACAAATATATAACATTCAACGGATTAAGTGATACTATACGTTTATTTGACTCTGCTAGAAAAGCTAGTCGTTTAAGTGGTAATAACTTGACAAAATTAGCAGAAATTGATACAGGAGAATCTAAATTTGTTCTTTTCTATATTAAATAACTATATGAAGTTCAACGAGTTTTACGATATAATCGAAAATAAATTATGTGTATTATCAGAATCACAAAATTTTGATTTTGAAAGACATAAATCTATGATTATGAGCTTTATTCAAAAAATAAAAAGCAATAAAACATTAACAGAATATGATAATCCTTTTTATAAACTAATTGTAGGAGATGTTGGAGGTTCTGTTGGCGCACACAGAAATACAGGTTTTACTCAAGAGCAAAGTGACCAATGGAAAAATTATTTCTCATCAAAAGTTTTTGATACAGATGGTGTTTGGAGTCAAAGAAATTTAAATAAAAATTTACCAAGAAAAAGCGGAGACAGAACTTATAATTATTACATAAGCATCGCAAAAGATAAAAATAATATACTTAAATTCTGGAGTAAACTTGGACAACTAGATGCTGCATTATCCAAATTATCAAATGATAGTGGGGTTCCTATAAGTTATAAAACCCATAGACTTTTAGATGTATTTTTAGCACATAATGATAGTCTTAAAGTTTATTATTACGATGCACAATTAAAACCTCAGATTGAGAGTATAGTTAAAGATTGGTTAAATAGTAACGGTATAATCCAAGGAGATAGAACACACCATCATGGTGTGGATAAACCTGATGCTAGTGGTAAAAAGCTTTCGTTTGGACAAATATTATCAAATCAAGTAGCTCAACAATTGATAAATGCTATAAAACAAAATCCAAACGTAGAAGACGAAAAATGGTTTGAATGGGTTAAAAAATATACCCCTGAAATTATTCGGAAAATACAAGTACAATAAAGTTATGAATTTTAAAGAACTATACGATTTAGTAAAAGAAAGTATTGAAGGAAGACTAGCAGAAAATAATGCAAGAGAAATATTCGGTTCGGACGATGAACCTAATATTCGTGGATATATTTACCAAGATGGTAGTTTTTTAAACTTAGGTTCTGGACAAGATCATCGAGAAATAAACTTTGCATACTTTCCAGATAGTGACGAATACCCATCTTTACAAGAAATAGAAATTGAAGAAAACAACTTAGGTTCAAGTAAATATATGATTCATTTTATGAGCGAAGCTGGAGCAATAAGATGGGCTAGGATTAATACTGATCTCTTAGTATTATCATATGTAAGAAAACCTACATATGCACAAAAAAGAGCAATCACAAAAATAATAGATAATTATAATATATCAACAGTATCAGTAGATGTTTATTCACCTAAATACCAAACCTTAAAATCTGTTGAAGGTGATGTTTGGGATGATGATGTACAAAAATTAATTTAATAAAAAACCCACTCAATTGAGTGGGTTTTCTTTTTTATCCTATTAATTCTTTTATAGGTTCAGATTTATTACCAACTGTGAATGGTCGGTTACTTGGACTCATCCATACGTGATCATGTTTAATCCCAAGAAGATACCCAATCGTTGCATTAAGTTCTCCAATTTCAGTTGGACGTTCTACAACCTTACTTCCATTCTCGTCGGTTTTACCAACAACCTTACCACCAAGACCACATCCACCAATTAGGCATGAAAAAGCACTTGGATGATGGTCACGACCTTCATTTTTATTTAAACCAAGTAAATTATTCTCGTTTTTAGAATCTATTGTTCTACCAAACTCTGTTGCAATTACAACAAGAGTTTCTTTTAATAATCCACTTTCACTTAAATCACTAAAAAGAGAAGCTAATGCTTTATCATAGTATTCTGCTTTGTTAGTCATTGCTGTGCTAATGTCATTGTGCATGTCCCAGCCACCGTCACCAATCTCTATGTAACGCACTCCGCGAGAGATTAAGCGTTTAGCAAGAAGGCAACCTTGACCAAAGTTGCTACGTCCATAACGGTCACGATTTTCAGGGGTTTCTTTGGTAAGATCAAAAGAGTCTAAGTCTTCACTTTTTAAAAGTTTAAGAGTTTCATCATAAAGAACATTATACGAATTAACATCCTTTACTCCATAGCCTTCTCGGAAATTTCTGTCAAGAGCATTTAACACGCTGAGTCTATTGTTAAGACCACTTTCACTAACAGACAATTTACTAAAACGAAGTCCTTCGTTTGGATTTATAATAGGAAGAGGAGTAAATTTTTTATCTAGATAACCTTCTCTTGGATGATCATTATCACCAGAGATAAGAATATTATCAGGAATGCTATCATGACTTTTGCCTAATAGATATGAGCTTATTGCACCCATTGCAGGGTGAATTGTTAAACCGTTTTTATTATAAGAAGTTCTCATAAGATATTGACCTTGTGAGTGTGCGCCTGTTTTAGATGTCATTCCTCTTAATAGAGAAAACTTGTCACCGTGCTTTGCTAATTCTTTGAAATATTCAGAAACTTGAAAGTCTCCACTTGTTTGAACACTTTTAACGCCACCCATTACATTTTCACCTTTAGGATCAAATGAATCTAAATGACTCATACCACCATTGTTATAAATGTAAATAATGTGTTTAGCTTTGCCGAAAAAAGCAGAAGAAACATTTTCTGCTAAAGAAGGAGTACTTAATACACTAACACCAAATGTTGTGTATGCGAGTTTTTCGATGAAATCTCTTCTACCAAGAGAGCAACTGAGGTTGAGGTTTTTTTCCATAATTTTGTTCTATATCTTCAATATTTTTAGATTTATTATTTTCTATGTAACTTGATGCAGCTACAATAGAATCGTAAAATCTTTTTTCTTTTCTTGCGTTTTCTTCTTCTTGAAGTATTAATATTTCTTCCATATTATTTTCTAAATAAAAATTCTCTTGAGTTAATCAAAGCCCATACAAGATCATCTGTTTGAGTTTTTGATAAAATTACTCTTTCGTCAACTTTACTAGGACGACTTAGTATACTTAAAAACAAGCTGTCCTTTTGTTTATCTTTTGAGAAGTTTTGATAAATTTGACTTTTTTTATCTATTAAAAGTTCAACGATTGGTGAATTCATAATAGTTAAAACTTGTGTTATACTACCTTTGTCATTACTTGAGTCAATAAGAACACGATCACTACTGCCATATTCTTTTAAAAATTGACCTACAAAAGAGTTACGATTCATAAGATATGATGCACGCACCAAATCTATATTTTTATATTTTAAAAATTTTTGATTAATTAGACGATCATAGTTTCGAAGGTCTTCAACTTTTTGAAGAAGATATTTTCCATTAATATCTTTCCAATCAATTTTTACAAGATTAGAATATTCAGAAAAAGAAAAACGACTATAATTTACATCAGGAACTACAAGAGTTAAAATGCTGTCCCAAATCTGGTATGCATTCATTCTTTTTACAAGTATAGATTGATAAGCATAACTTTCATCTTTTCCAGTATATGCTTCTCTGTTATAAAAGTCACTGGTTGATATAAGACGAAGAAGACTTTTAATGCTGTAGTTATGTTGTTTGAAATAATCTCCAAGAAAAGTTAACACTTCACCTTCTGGATAATCTGATAAAATAAAGTTTGTTTCAGGAACTATAAGTGCTTTTCCTACAATATTCGCCCACACTCTATTTGAAATAGAGTGTGTAAAGTCTTCGTGTTCAACAATCCATTTAGAAGCAACATCTCTTTTATTTTCTTTTATACTTTTAAATTTGCTGTCAAGTGTATTTGGTTCAACAACGTCAAAAGGTTTTGCATCTTTATACCTATAATCATGAGGAAGTTTTAATGTTTTATTATCATCATCTTTTAAATTAAAAAGATTTGCTGATAATAATTGACGAACATTATTGTCTATACGGTCTTTTTTTGTAATCTCTTTAATCTCGTTATCTACTTTTTTAATAATATCATTATATTCTTTTCTTCTTTCTCTTGTATCTAAAGAGTTAAAAAAAGATGCCATTTGATAAAACTGCATTTGAGTATAGTCTTGAAATGGATCATCGTGACACTGCGCACAAGCTAAGTCTTTGCCTATAAAAAGCTGTAAACTTGTAGCAAGATTGTCAAGAGGCATACCATTGTCACGAAGCATATATCCAGCAGCACCATTGTCAGAGAATTTACCATCCGCAGAAAGTAAAGAATAAACAAAATCTTTGTAGGATTTGTCGTTTCTTACAAATGATTTTACATAATCTATGTAAGGATATGACTTTAAGAGTGCTACATCATCAGCAAGTCTTTCAGGTCTGATACGAAAAATATCAGCCCAAAAATTATAATAATTATTAACATAATCCTCAGACAACAATATTTTATCAACAGTCTTTTCTTTTTTCTGAGAATCTTTATCTTTTATAAACGTATCAATTTCATTATATGTAGGAATTCTTCCTGCCAGATCAACATAAACACGTTTAATCCAAGTATATTCATCTGTTAATTTTGCATTACCTTTAACTGTATTTTTAACGTAATAAGTTCTTAAAACGCCGTCTAATTCATTTGTTGCAAAAGCAGATACCGAAAAGAGAGAGAACATTAAAATGACTAAGATTTTTTGCATACCTGATAACATACTTACCAAATAACTCTTTTCTTTCATTTTAATCAGAGTTTACTTTTTAAATTGAATAATAGTGCAGAGAAATTAACTTCTGGGTCCATTACAAAAGAATGTCGATACATATACTCGCTGATAAGAATACTTGCAATACTATTACACTCTCTTACATACAAGTGGAACAAGTCTTTCATAAGACTATGATAATCATTTCCGAACTTGTCACTTTCATCTACAATCTTTTGACGAATCTGGAAAACGTCTTTACCCTCTTTCAGATTTTCTTTAATCTCTCTGGCAAAATCATTTCCTAACTGCTTGCTATAAATGAATGTTCCTGAGATGCAGCATCGTTGCAACTCGTTGATTGTTTTACGAATATCAGGGAAAAGATCTTTTACAAGACCTCTAATGTTCTCAAGATTTTCTTTTTGAACCAAAACTTTCTCAGATTTGAGAATATTTACGATTCTTTGCAATACTTGCTTTTCTGAACAAGTAAAAGTAAACTCTTGACAACGAGAACGTAATGCTTCAATAAGTTTGTTTCGATAATTTGCTGTAAGAATAAACTTAACAGAGTCAAGATAATCTTCCATAACTGAACGAAGAGCTTGCTGTGCCGTCATCGACATGCCATCACAATTACTTGTCATAATTCCTGTTTGTCCGACGAAAAAATTATGGGTTCCGCCTACACTCAAATCATATACATGTGATAGTGTTTCGAGTTTTTTGATATTCTTAATTCTTAATTTTTGCATATTTTTGTACCTTTTTGTATTGTTCTTTAGCAGATTCGTTATTGTTTATTAAATTAATATTTAAAAAATTATGTATATTATTCTCATTTATCCATATAAATTTCATATTATTACTCAAACAATAATTTATAAAAGTGTTTATTTTTTCGATCTCTTTGTTAAATTGAGATACTGGTTTTATCTCATATAAAATTCTATTTTTTTCATCATAAAAATCATTAACATAAACTCGGTCTCCGTTTCTGATTCTGATGTTTTCGTATAATAACTGCTGATTACAGAACCAAAAGCACGCTTCCCATGAACTTCTAAATTTATAAATATTATCATCTATAGTAATTTGAGCATTCCAATGTGTCCATGTATTTGTAACGTTTGGTGTAAATTTACCTTCTAATATTTGTTTTTTGAGATAATCTGATTGTTTTTTAGCTTTTTCTTTTTGTATCTGCTTTCCCCTTTCTGAATTATTGAATTTTTTATGGGAAACAGTCATTTTTTTCCTTATTTCTATACCCTGTTCAGAATCCATAATCTCTTTAATTCTTTTAGATAAAAGAGATTTTGTTTTTTCAGAAGTAATATAGTTTTTAGTCCATACTTTCTTATCTATCTCGTCTTTAGAAAATCTACAAAAGCCTCTCTTTAAATTAAAATCTTCAAATGTCAATCTTTCCCCCGAATATTCACTATATGCTGGTGAATGGTCTAGATATAAAAAATAACGAAGACAATCAGGAAACATCTTTACAGAAAGACTAGCTTTCCAAGCTATTTTATTTTTTAATATTTTTCCAGTAATAGGGTTATAAAATTCTATATTTTTGTTTTTATATAAATTATAAAAATTTTCGATTTCTTCTTTAGTATAATTTTGCCTTCGTAATGTATTTCCGCCCATATATATTATTTATATGAGCAAGTATATATATTCCGTCAAACTGTAAGAATTTCCAAAATATTATTAGAAATAATATCTTTTAATTTTTTTCTTGTGATTTCTCCTGTCATAGAGTCTTCTACGTACCATTTATGATCTTCTGTACAAACAATAAACTCTCCGTTTTCAAATTCTACTTCATAAACTTCTTGAACCCCTTTATCAATCTTAAAAAACGGTCTATATTCAATTCGAGATAAATCGAAATTATACGTCTTCACCAAATCATTATCAGGGTCAACATCTTTAATGGGAATTTTTTGTTCAGACCCATCTTTTAGAATTGAAACTAGAGTATTTTCTTCCAAACATTCATCTAAAATAACAATTTTTTGATTGCCGTCAATACTCATTACAGATATAAATTCACTAATCAAGTTTCTTACTGTATCAATGTTACCTTGTTCAGATGCATTAATATACATGTAAGAATTTGGTGAAAACTTTTTAGCAAGAATCTTTGCAATTGTACTCTTCCCGATGCCTGGACTTCCTACAAGAAGAAGATTATTTGGAACTTCTTTAAGAGAAGAGAAATACTCTTTTTCTTTGTCATTTAAAATAACGTCTTCAATGTTTTGTGGGCGATACTTTTCAGTCCAAACTTGGTTAATAGTCATGGGTGACTTTACTCTTATACTGCTATTATGTCAAGTTCTAATAAATATAATTATGAAATTCAAAGATTTTTATATTAACAGATATTTAAAAGAAAGTGACGAATACAATACAGCAAATTTTAGTTCTTCGTCATCTGAAGATATAAACGATAATGAAGATTTTGACATGGTTTACGACCGATTAAAAGCAAATGGTTGGAAAGAAATAGGATCAGGTAGTTTTGCAAAAGTTTTTGAACATCCAGAAAAAGACTATGTTATGAAACTGTTCACTGATCAGTGTTATTTAGCTTTTCTTCGCTTTTTAGAAAGACATCAAAACAACCCACACATTGTTAAAGTTAAATCAATAGATATTATTCCAAAGGGAGATAATGTAGGTTTAGTAGCAATTGAAAAATTAAAGAAAGCAAATTTTTCAAATTGGAGAAATAATTTAGCTTTATCTTTCGGAGGTTATCTATCTTCTACCACTATTGGAAATCGCTCTTTGGAAACAGTGGTTGATGGTTTTATGAACAAAGTTAAAAAAGACGAAAATTCTATGAAACAATATTACGTTGTAAAGAATCAAGATACGCCTGAAAAAGATTTTAGACAAAAAATATCCCATCATGATCGCTTATTAAGAAGAGTAGAGTTTTTCATAGAAGATAATCTACCTCTTGCTAGAGCACTATATGAACTTTCTAAGTATTTAGAAATGAACCACAAATACTGTGCTTTTGATCTACACAGCGGAAATTTTATGATTCGTCCATCAACAGGAGAAATTGTTATAACTGATCCTGTAGCTTAACAGGATTATATTGTATAATATAAATAACTTTATGAATTTTAAATATTTTTATGAACAAAACGTTAACAGAGATCTTGAAATTTTTAAAACTTTTTATAGACTTAGAAAATTTTTAGAAAAAAAATAACAAAACACATTTATATGATCTACATTCTGGTAATTTTATGATGCGTCCATCAACAGGAGAAATTGTAGTAACTGATCCAATCGCTTTTTAAGCTATAATATCAGTTAAAATTTTTCCATCTCTTACAATATCAACTGGACGTAAATCGCTTGTCATTAAGCGTTTCTCATAATTTATTCCCATAAGAGAATACATGGTTGCTGCAAGATTTTCAGGAGATATTTTTACTTTTGCAGTTCTTCCAAATAAGTAACTATATGGATGAACTACATAGTTATAAAACAAACTGTCTAAATTGTAACAAAGAAATGGATTTATATCAATCGAGTACTATTAAGGGAAAATTATATTATAGAAAAGATCGTGTAAACAAATTCTGTAGTAATAAATGTAATGGAGAATATAAAATTAGAAACATACCAAAAAAATGTCCTACTTGTTCAATCGAATTTTTTACTAAACCACATGAAAGTAAATTATTTTGCTCCACTAAATGTAGTACAACACGTAAAAATTTTACAAAGAAATGTGATTCTTGTCAAAAGGATTTCGTATCGTCGCATATAAGATCGAAATTCTGTTCTAAACAATGTCATAGAAATAATAGACTCTCTGAAGTAAGAACTAAAAACAACACCCAAATTTACACTAAAAAATGTCAGAGTTGTGATAATTATTTTAAAGGTTCTTGTAAACAAATATTTTGTTGTCGAGAATGTAAAAGACCGAAAAAACATGTTTATAAAGAACGCGCAATAAATATAAAAAAAGAACTTGTACAGTTAAAAGGTGGTTGTTGTCAAATATGTAAGACGTATTTTGATGAATTATCTAAATATTGTTTTCATCATATCAGGGATAAAAAATTTACTCTAGATCAAAGTAACTTATTAAAATATTCAATGAATGAAATATTAAATGAATTAGATAAATGTGTGCTATTATGTCACAATTGTCATGTGATTGAGCACCAAAACGCTAAAAATAAACGAAAAATAAGAAAAGGACAGCAAATAAAAGAAATTCTTATAGAACAATTAGGAAATGTTTGTTCTGAATGTGGCTGGAATTCCAAATACACCGCAACACTATCGTTTGACCATTTGTATGATAAAAAATTTGAATTAAATATAAAAGAATTATCATATAGAACTATAGACGAAATAAACGAGGAAGTTAAGAAATGTCAACTTCTATGCATTAATTGTCATATTGGAAAGAATGAAACAAAAGATCGTTAGATTATAATATCGCGTAATAGTGTTCCTCCGTTAATAATATCTATGGGTCTAAGATCAGATGTAACTAGTTGTTTTTCAGGTTCAATGCCCATAAGAGAATACATAGTATATGCCAAATCTTGTGGAGATACAGGGTTTTCGTCCGGTTCCATAGCCAAAGAATCTGATTTTCCATATGAAAATCCTTGTTTTGTCCCTCCTCCTGCCATAACAACACTAAAAACCTTTGGCCAGTGATCTCTTCCAGAAGTAGAGTTCATCTTTGTTCTTCCAAACTCACTTGTAACCAAGACAAGAGTGCTGTCTAGCATTCCACGGTCACTTAAATCAGATATTAATGCAGAAAATGCTTGGTCAAAGTTTGGTGCTTGACTAAGCATTGCAGAATTCAAATTACTGTGATGATCCCAGCTACCATAATTAACTGTTACCATTCGAACTCCTGCTTCTACGAGACGACGCGCCATTAAGAAACGCATTCCAGCAGAATTGTTTCCATAGTTTTCTTTTGTTTTAGTAGTTTCTTTATTTAAATCAAAAGCATCTCTGGCTTCTGAAGAAGAAATTAAATTAAATGCATTTTGATAAAAAGAATCCATTGCTTGAACAGAATCACTTTTTTCAATATTCTTGAAATGGTTATCCACTATATCTAAAAAACGACGACGACGCTGTAATTGACCTTCGTTAATTCCTAAAGGAACATTCAAATCTCTTACTTGGAAATCAGAATTTTCTGGATTACTGCCAAGTGCAAACGGTCCATACTTTGTTGAAAGATAACCAGTTCCGTTTTCTGGTGCAAATTGATTTGGCACAAGAACATAAGGAGGTAAATTGTTTCTTCCGCCTAATTCATGTGAAACAATGCTTCCAAATGAGGGATATTGAATAGCAGGACTTGGACGATAACCTGTGAGCATGTTATGAACTCCTCGTTCATGTGCAGCTTCTCCATGAGTCATGCTTCTAATGACTGTTAATTTATCACTAATTTTAGCGGTTTCTTTTAACAATTCACCAAAGAAAACATCACTTATTTTGGTTTTAATTCCACTAAAAGGTCCACGATATTCAGAAGAACCATTTGGTTTATAGTCCCATGTATCTTGGTGAGCCATTCCACCAGGAAGAAAGATGTGAATAACACTAGTTGCTTTCGTAGCTTTTGTTTCGTTGGCTTTGAGCCAAAAAGGAAGATTTATTCCTGCGGCGGCTCCTACTTGAAGAATGGTTCGTCTGTTCATAATTATTAATTGTCACATTTGGTATTCACTAATCCCCAAATGGTTATTGAAATTGCGAAAATTAAAATAGCTGTTATCATCCGTTGATAAGTGATTTACCTTGATATTGAATATAAGGAGTGTTTTCTGAAACTTGAATGCTTTGTAAAGACGCAAGAAGATTCAATACTTGATGAACTTTATCAGCAGGAATACTAAAAACTTGGCCTGCTACTGTTACATTGATTCTATTTGATGATATTGTATTTAACATAAATTTTGAGATACTTATTGAAAAGTGTTGGTAAACACCATAAACTATATGTATGGAACAGTCAAGAGAAAATTTACAAATGAAAATCAAAAAGTATGGCTTTTATGCTTTTAGTAAAGATTTTGCTAAAAATGGAATGGGCTTAATCATTTTTGAAATGAACGATAACGACATAAAAGGAATAAGATTAAAGATTGGAAATCCTGAAAAGTTCGAAATGAATCGAACACTATTAGAAAATTTGTTAGTATATGAGAGTATAGAATATGTAGAGACATTGCCTAAAACTGTGTGGAAAGATTTTTATAAGATTTATAAAAAATAAGTTGACAAGCACTTTTATAAAGTGTATTATAAGTTTATGTCACAACATTACGACAAACTAATCATTGATGGTAATAATTTATTATTTCGCGCTTTTTTTGTAAAACGCCCAGATAAATTTGTAAACGAAATTAACGTTACTCCTATTCATCAATTCTTATCTATGCTTAAATCCTTAACAAATAAGTTTAAGCCAAATGAAATTATTTTAACATGGGATAAAAAGCTTAATCCTACAAAGAAAAATTTTCGTAAGAATATTGTTGCTTATAAAGAACAACGAGTAGAAACAGAAAAAACAAACGATTTGTTTAGTAAAATTAGTTATATTCAAAAATTTATTGATGCTCTTGGTATTAAAACAATTTATCCTGTTAATATGGAAGCTGATGATGTTATTCGTTATTTAAGTATAAACCATGAAGAATCTGTTCTTATTATTTCTAGTGATCGTGACTTATTACAACTTGTAAATAATCATGTTTCCGTTTATTTACCAAACAAAGATATTATTGTAGATAATAATAACTTTGAAACAGTTGCAAATGTTAAAAAAGACTTGTTTGTGCTTTATAAAAGCATTTTAGGTGACGTTTCAGACAACATTATTGGATTAGAAAAATTTGGTCCTGTTCGTGCCAAAGCTCTTGCAGAAAAAATTTATTGTGAAGAGAACAATTCTTTTTATACAGAAAATCTTTCTGAAGAACAAGTCGAAGTTATTAATAGAAATCTTTCTGTAATCGACTTGTCAAGAACCGAAACAGTTTATCCTGATGAGTATAGTTTTTATAAAAAGCAAGAAGAAGAATATAATGGAAAGTTTGATTCTGACTTACTCAAAGACCTTTTTAAACAATACGGATTTGTGCCTTTTTTAACTAGTTTTGGCGAATGGAATACACTTTTTAATAAAAATTCATTAAGTTGTGATTTACTTTCATGTATTTCCTTATAAGTATCTGAACTATGATGACATTACAAAATACACCAATTCCTTGCAGAGCTTGTGGTCAAATGACTCCTGGTAGAGAATCTCCTGCTCGTAAATCGGACGGTTCTCTAGTTATGGAGTGTCAGTGGAGATGTGGAAGATGTGGTTGCTTTTTGAAGCAAGGCATTACACGAATCATTGAACCAGCAAAAAATGAAAACCAGTAAAAAAATATTAATATTAGCAGTTTCTTTAGGGTTAACATCATTAATAAGTGGTGGTCTTGCACTAGGTCTTAGTGCTTTTTTCTCAATTTATTATTGGGCAAGTTTCTGGTTTTTCTTTTGCGCACAAATTTTGGGTTCATTAGCATGGGACAGATTTGGCGAAACAAATAGAATATTAGAAGAAGTTAAAGAATATAATAGAAAACCTTATAGAAAATATCTTATTCCTTTAAACTGCGCTCATTGCGGTCATAAAAACGAAATCGAATTAGATTTAACTGATACTGAGTTTCGTTGCACTAATTGTTTAAAATATAATGGTATTCATACAAATTTCATGACTGCTGCAATTACTGAACCTGTTTCTCAAGTAGAATCATGAGCTTTTTAACACCTGATTACGATTACGATCCATTACAAGAAATGTACAGTCCTCCAGAAGGAGAAGACTATGCACCGTCTAAAATATTCGTATCAAAAACAGAACTCTCTAAAAATATAAGAGATTTTTGTAAAGATGTTCCAGAAGTATCTTTACATCGTTTTTTTGGCAATGTTGCATTATCAATGAAAACAAGCACAAATGTTTTTGATGGTGTGGCTTTTTATAAAAAGTTCTCTGACGGATTTTTACATTCATTAAAAACAACTTTTAAAGAATTACCACCTGAAAAAATAGAAGAAATAGAAGAATCTTTAAATCAAACGCAAAGTTTACTTGCAGAATCTTTAAAAAGTAGTAATGTAGAGAACAAATACCTCTTATTCTTAGCTTTAGGCTTAACAGAAGGTATGTTAGCGTTTGAAAATTATTAATTATGGAAAACATAGATAACATTATATTGCCTGATTTTAAGGCGAAAAAAACACGTTCTAAAAAAGAACCTAAAAAAGTTTTGGTAGAGAAAGAAACTCTACCACGAACAAACCGTACAGTGGTTTGTAAATTCTGTGAATCAGATAGAATCTTAAATCCTGATCAATATCAGAGTTTATTTGACCTACATGGCAGTGAAGAGAAAATTTCACAAGAATTCTGCTGTAAACCCTGTGAAATGAACATGAAGAATAATCCTTTTTCTTTTTGGGCAATATACGGTGATCATTTACAAGTGTTAAGTAAGAATCTTAGAACTGCATTTGACTTATATAAGTCTTCTTCCAAGAGTCCTGCTGATGCAGTTGCATTACAGAATATGAGCATTGCCTTCTTAAAAGAAGCTAAAATACTTGAGCCAAATTTCGAGTTTATAATTATAGATTATCTTCCAGTAGGAATGAAAATAAAGAATTTTCCTTTTGTAGGAACTGTTATTTTAAATGTTTATGAAAACAAAAAACAAAGAATCACTATCATCGGTTAATTATGAATTAATGTCTGAGTATGATATGAGTGAACAAGAATTTTGTAATTGGCTCGCTCTTTGTAATGCTCTTAAATTTATTAACAATACATCAGAATTAACTGGAAAACATGTTGATGAAAAAGATATTAATTATAGAGAAATGATTAATTATATTAGTGCTGTTAGCGGAGATATTGCTACATGCTTACGAGAAAAGCGAGGTGTTCCTTTTAAATATAGTTTAGATGCAACTTTAAAAGAAAGTTTAGAAATAGAAGATTTAACTTATGAATTCTTAAACTGAAAATAAAAACTGAGAGAAATCTCAGTTTTTATTTTATATATTCATAATTACATTTATATAAAATAAAAATTTGATTTTCTCTATAAGTAATACTATATATGGCACTCGGTACTATTAAAGACGCTTATGATATTTTTCAGAAACATGATTTCTCACGCTCATTTCAGTTGAGATTTTTAGATATTAATGCTCCTGGCAACGCAGGAAAAAAATTAAAAGAGGAACTTGTAGACAACAATGGTCGTTATTACATTACTACTATGGTTGTTCCAGGTAGAACAGTTCAGAATATTGATGTTCCTTATCAAGGATTTCAATTTAAACTTCCTGGTCAAGTTTCTTATGATACTCCGAACCCATGGCAAATAGCTATTCGAACACCAGGAGACTATATTGTAAGAAATGCTCTCGAACAACTCTCTTTTCAAACTGCAAATGATGAAACTGGATGTGGTGTTTCTAACCTTCCTTGTAAAGACATTTTGATAAAAATTGGTGTTTTAGATTCAAAATGTGCGATAATGCGTGCATATGTTCTTCACGGCGTATATATTCAGAATATTTCTGAAATTAGTTACAATCAAGAAAATACAGAAGGAACAACTTTTAATGCGTCTTTCCACTATCAATACTGGCGTCCAAGCACAGATGGCATTGGTAAAGATGCACCTACTCCAGCAAACTTAGACAACGTATTCGACACATACTCTAATAATATAGCTGCGGCGAAGGGTGAATGTCCAACAGTATAAGAACTTCTTATATAATATAAGGGAAAAAACGCACTGATTTCTCAGTGCGTTTTTTTTAACAATGTTTTTATATTTTACAGGTTTCGATCAATATAAGATGCAATCCATTTAAAGGAAAGACCTTTATCAGAGAAATCTGAAATCTTTTCAATAAAGTCATAATTCTGATATAGTGGAAGAGGAAGAAAACGATAGTGTTTTCCGCTTGGAAAAACACGCTTTGCAATGTCTCTATCATCAATACCAGCTACTCTGTAAGCTACACCTACAGCATCATAAGACTTGTCTTCTGGATTATACATTAGTCCAGCACCTTCTTTATATTTTCCACTACGAAGTGCCTCAGTCCATTTACGTTTGAAGCCTTCGGATAGTTTTACTTTTTCGTTTGTTGTTTCGTTAAACATAGAACTTATTATAACACTTTTTCTTTGCTTTTGCAACTAAAATTTTCGAGAAATTCTTCCTTTTTCTGTGTCTGTTACACTCATTTCAATAAGAACGTTATCACCTAAATCTGGTTTAATAAATTTTTTACTCATTTTACCACAAAGATAACAAAGTATTTCTTTTTCAAAGTTTGATAACTTTGCTCTATACATAGCATTAGGTAATACTTTTGTAATAGTACCTTTAACTTCAATAATTTCTGTTTTCATAAAAGTATTTAATAAGGCACTAATACGTTTTTCAACCTGGTTTTCTCAATTCCCTTACTATGTAATTCTGCCGACCACGTTTTAATTTTTACTGATTACGTTTTGAGATTTAAAAAGTCAAAAATTTAAACTTTAAAATTCAAAATCAGAATCGAGAATTTAGGTCAATACATTGAAGTATTGATAATGGCTTTTCCGTTTCAGGGAAGAGAGAAAAATTATACAAAATCTATTTTTGTAATTGCATTAAACTCGTCAATTTTATCTTGAAGAAAATCAAGACGCTTCTTGTTTTCTTTAACGAGATTGTTCTTAGACGATTCATCAATAAAAGAGTTCCAAACAACTGTTTTAAGAGAAGAGTTTACACCATAACCAATTTGTGTATCTTCTTTACCTTCTTTAATTGGTAGGCTTTCAAGAAAAGAAATTGTGCCTTTAGTTTCTGCAAGATCAACTAGATATGGAGTAATCGGTGATGTTGCTATAGCAATTTTACTCTTTAACTCAACAATACGATTAGAAGTGTTTTGAATATCTTCCCAAACTTTAGGAAGTTGAACACTTTTTTGTTCACGACTTTCATTTGGAAGAGAGTTGTGTTGACGAGCAACAGCTTGTAAGCTTGATAATTCTCCAACAAGACGGTTTTTTACTTTTAGTGCTTTTGCTAAGGTAATCATAGGATTGTTATAATACTATAACAATGTAACTATGTCAATAATTTTCTTGAACTTTTTCTATACTGTATGTATTGTTACAATGAACTTGAACTTGATTTGTTAAAAAATGCATAACTTTTCCACCATCTTTTAAAGCAACTGTCCAAACATCGTTTTCATGCATACCATTTTCTTTAATATACAAGAGAAATCCGTCGCCTATAGGTGTTACCACGGGAATTGGATATCTTGGTTCATAAATCATATTGATTAATTATTTGTTTTTCTTAAAACAAGAAATGATCTTTTTAATTATACTCCATGAAATAATTGGAATAAATCCTTTTTTGTAGCCATAATTCTCGTCATTTTTTGATTCGTGTGCGTTTTGTAAACGCTGATTTCGTATAGTCCAACTCTCGTTATCTTCTTTCATAGTAAACTTGTTAATTTACAATATTTAATCAGGAAATCAATCTTTTTTACGAAAAAAATCAAAAATTATGGCAACTACTCCACAGAGTATAATAATTTGTGTAAACACTCCGCAAACTACTAACGTAAAAAACGCTTGTAAAACTGAACTGTTAAATGGAACCACATTACAATCTTTACAAGAACGAATATAATTTTGCATAAAGTATAAACCTCCTAATGAATAAATAGTGTAATAAATAATACCATACCAAATAAAATCTCTTGTAAATATATTTTCTAGCATATTTAATATTATACTACAAATAGACGTTTGTGTCAATAAATATTTTCAATGTATTTTAATTCTTTAAGCTCATCTGGTTACGAAAACGAACTCATACAAATAAATTTCAATGAGGTAAATCCTCCATTCCAAAATGCACGTATAGGAACTCGTTTTTATCATTTTTACTATGATACTTGGAATGAAAAAATTAATTTCAGTAATATCACTGTAAATACATTAACTGGTAATAATGACTGGAACAGAACAATCACAAATGCATACGCAAAAGATTACGTATTATCTGGTTTTGAAGTAGATGATGAAATTTTAGCGGAAAATGTTTCTTATGCAATATCGCCAACAGTTTTCGGAAATCCAAATGATTTTCAAAAATTATTATGGAGAGTAAATGGAAATCGCGAATTTTTATATTTCAATTATATTGCTGGAACTGGTGCAGCTAGTATTTATCCAAGCCATGTTTATCCAAAAATAGAGAAGATAGATAATAATACTTTAAGAGTTTCTGCTTGTATGATGCCTGCTACAGGATTTGACGGTCTTGTTACATACACGGATTTTAAACAAAAAGTTGCAGCAAACCCTTCTGTTCTAATTGGTTTACCAAACTTATTAAGTGCCACAAATGTTGGAACAAAAGCACATACTCCATATGTTAGCAAAACAAGAATCAACAGTCTTTTAGGAACAAACAGAAATTTTATCAGAAATTATTATTTAGCATCTGTTGGAAAAAATATTATAGCAAATAGCTTTAAAATTGAAGTTCCTGTTTTAACATCAAGAGTTGATCCCGAAATTAGTGGAGAAAATGGATATAATTTAACATTTACCACTGGAAGTGTTACGGGGCAACCTAAAAATATATCATCATCATTAATAAATCTTTCATGTCTTACAAGTGAAAATTTATCAGGATTAAATATAGCTTATCCTTATACTCCAACATATAGTCGTTTAAACCCTAGCACAGGTCAATTATGGTTATATTTCAGAGAACCACTTTGGATTGAACCAAATGCTCCAATTACAGTAACATATCAAACAAGTTCTTTTCAACCAAATATTTCTATAACTAATAATACTATAGGAAGCAATGCTAATTACTGGGAAATTTCTGCTAACGATGTAAATCCTGTTAGATCTGGTGTTTTCTATTACAACTATAAATTTGCAAGAGGAACATATTATGATAATAATGCAGAAGACGCATTTACCATTTCTTTCCTACCATCTTCTTTTGTAACAAATATTGCTTATAGTGCAATAACTGTTGATACAGTTATGGTTGATAACTATTATCAAACAAGTTTCCAACTAACCGACACTACAAAAACTAAATTAGTAAAAAGATTTGTTGAACAAACAAATGATAATTCTTTGAGTGCAGTTCATATGAATAGCACTCAAAGAATTAAAAATAATACATGGTTTCGTGCTGATGGACCTATAAAGTTTTATAACAATAATGTAGGAAATCGTCACTTTGTAAAAATTCAATTATCGTCTTATACAGGAGCAATTTACGAAGAAGAAAAACAAATAGAATTTTTGATTAATAAAAAAGATATTATTTTTTCTCCATTAATCACAGAAAGCGGATCAAATTCTGCAACAATAACAACAATCATTTATCCATCTCAAAGTGATGATTTTGGTTTTAAATGGGCAGCAATTCCGCCAGAAAACGTTGTGTTTAAAAATTTAGATGGTGAAACTCTTTCTGCAAATGTATTTTATTCAAATATAACAGATGTTCAAGTACAGTATCTTGGTGTTGATAAAACAGAAATAGTTGTTTATTCAGAAGAGTATGCAACTTCTGCATCAACATTTTGGTTTCCTCCAAGCACTGTTGTAAACGACATGTATCTTGAAATAAAAGGACAAATAGATGACAATAACAAAACTGGAACTGGAACCATTAGTGCATTTTGTAATCGCAATGGACGCTCCTATCGTGTTCCAGTAGATGCAAATATTATTTGGGACGAAGTTGCAGATGATTCTCGCGGAGCTATAAGTTTCACTACAAGAAACGGTTCTCGAAATGTTGATAAAGGAACAATATACTCATCTTCTAATGATTATTCTTTAATAAATACAACTATAAGCAGTATTCCTGTAGATCAAAATCCTAAATATATTCTTTTCAACGTTACATGCAATGCATCAAGAGGAGATTTTGCATTAAACTCTTCTAAACTATTCCTTTATCGTGAATATCCATCAGGAAACTTATTATCAGTTAGTGCAACAAGTGGAAATAATAGTTTGTTTAGTAACTTAAATAGACAAAATATTGTTTTTACAACAAGTGCAAATTTAACTCTTAGTGCAATTTATCCAAACCTTAACACAAGTACAATTCGTTGGGAAGCATTCCGCGCAACAGTCAGCGGAAACCTAGTTCCTTTCTTATATGGAACAGGAAACAATTTTAATTTCTCATTATCAACACTGAGTAGTGTTTGTGTTCAAGTTTCTGCATTATCTGCAAAACCTTTTCAAGGAGATTTTAAAAGATATAATTTTGAAGACAAAGTGTGCTTCTATTATTTGAGTTCTCTTACAAATCTAAACTATATAGGTTTTCCTGAAAATCAATATAATCCAACAAGAAAAGCAGCAAATTCTGTTGTAGATTATGGAAAGTGTGGTAGCGGTTATGAAAATACAGTTTTCAGCATGTATACAAGTTCACATGGTATGACATCTTATAAACCGTGTCATACTGAAAATTTTTATTTTTCTGCAAGTCCAGGTTTTACCAAATATGTATGGAATGTAGGTAATATTGTAGCAGAGTCAAATTCAAATAAAATAATTATTCCAGTTTCTTATCAGAATGTTTCTGCAAATAACAACATACGTGTTAGTGCTTTTAATGATATATTTTTAGAAACTGACCCTATTACTAATTTTAATTTTGCATCTTCTAATAATAGTAATGTTTATCGTCAACGAATTTCATTTTTAGATTTTCCAAACCCCTCTGTAAGTATAGAGCTAACAAATAATGTTGTTAATACAAATCTTTATTCGTCACTTCCTCGATTAATCGCAACAATAAACTCTGGTAATTTTGATATTACCGATTATACATTCAATATCGTGTTAAGTAGTGCAGATTTTGTTCAAACAAAACTTGTTCAAAATAATCGTTCTGTATTTAATGCATTAATTAACATTGGAATCGAAGATTCTGATTTTATTATTAATGAAAATTCATTTAACAAATGTGTAATTTTTCTTAGCGGAAACGCATCAGTAACAATAAACGGTTTTGATTTTTGTTCAACAAGCAATCCAGTGTCTTCGAATATCTTAGGTCTTTCGGCTTACAATGGACCTAACTTAGAACTCTACTGTGAGAAAAACATTGTTTCCGCAGGTGAAACTGTAACATTCTATAACGGTAGTAATAAGAACTTTATAAGTGTTCCGTTTATAAACTTTCAGTCATTCACATTTGATAACGGTGAAGGATCAATTAGCTATCCTCTTTCTGGTAGTTTATACTTTACAACAACTTACTCTACAGAAGGCTCAAAAACACCTTCTCTTACAGGAGTATTGAACACTGGTGAAACTGTTGTAGCAAGTTGGAAAGATTTTATTTCTGTGAAAAATTCATTTGAAAATTACGATTCTAATATCTCAAGAGCATTTTATGAAAAGTTAGAGTTACCTTATAATTTAGATAGTGTTCGTGTAAAGCCTAATGATTGGCAATATGCAAGTACGCTTAATAGTTCTTTTGATAAGTTTAAGACTAACATATATTACTTGAGTGCATCTTGTGCAATTAATAACATTAACTTCCCAAAAGCATATGGTGGTTATCTTGGAACACGTTTTGGTAACTTTAAGTGGCACACACAATATGCTGCTGAAAACCTTCAAAATGACTTGTTTTATAGTCTTCGTAGTGCTCAGATAGTAAATGAAAAGGCAATCATTCTTAACGGAAATAATATTGAAATTTTTGATATTTCAGAAAATCCATCTAAATTATTCTCAACAAACAGAATAAGTGATGCAGAAGTTTTATTAAACCCTGTAAAACTAAATTATCTAAGCGTTGAGAAAAGACTATATGTTCTCGATAATACTAAAAAAATAATATATGTTTGTAACTTTGATATAAACAATCCTTCTGATATTGAATTAACTCATTATTGGGGTGGAGTTGGCAGTAAAGAAGACCGAACCAAATTTAATAATCCAGTAGATTTCTGCTTAGATAATAAGAAAAATCTTTATGTAGTTGACAGTGATTCGGCCATTATTAAAGTTTATAATAAAAACTTAAATTGGATCAGAAATATATCAATTTCAAATTTTGATAATAACAATCCATTAAGCATTTCTGAAAAAAATGGTTTGTTTTGTGTATCTACACAAAACAGCATTAATATATTAATGGATGAATTTGGTAATGTTTTAGAAAATATAACACATTCTGGAAGCACAAAATCAATTTTAAGTACTTTACATGAAGGTATAATTTATATAGTAAATGGTAAAAACATAGCCAAATATACTATTAATAATACATTTATCAATGAAAATACATTTAATGATAATGTAGTTGATATTGTATTTGATGAGTTTCATGGTTATGTAGTGTTCAGCGATTACATTCTTAAGTTTGTTGACTTTATCGAAATTAATAAAGTTATAAATAATAACGAGTCTCTTTCTGGTTTTAACTGGAATAGTATTTTTATAAATGAAAATGAATTTGTAACGGATTATATTTACAACGATTCATTTAAGAAAATACATGACAACATTTCTCTTCTAAATGGTAGAATCGAAGAACGCTTAATAGTAGACTTAGATAGATATTACAGAGTAATTAATCAGACCACAACAGCATACACTCCGAGTGCAATAACAGATCACGATATTTTTATTGCAACAAATGAACCTGTTCTTTATGATACTATAAACCGTGGAATTGAAAACTTATACTCTAATGTAGAAGAATTAAAAGATAATATTTCTGCAACATTCTCGATTCCAAATAACAATAATAATATTCAGTGGAGATGGAGCTATCACTATATTGATAGTATTCAATTACCAACATTAGATAAAAATCCTGTTTCTTGGAAAGAAATGACAAGCTCTAAAATAATAGGAAGTAATCATCTTAGTGCATACTCTGCATGGTGGACAACTAGAGAAGGTCGAGGCGGTAATCACTCTGAAATTTGTTGGAATTATGAACAACTTCAGTGTAACAGCTTGTTTCCTCTTTCTTGGCATGACACTGAATGCGGTAACTTATCTGGACATATTTTCACATGGAAAGATTTTGAAAAAGATTGTTGTGTTCTTCCTGATTTTGTTTTTGCAGATTGTGTATCTACTTGCTAAATAATATAAAATGGATTACCCAAGACAAATTTGTAAAATAACAAACAATCAAATAGTTTTCCCTATTAAGGATTATGAGAGCGTAGGCGATTCATTATCATCAATAAACTACAATTTCAATGCATTAGACATTTATACTTGTAATTTTGAATATAGTGCCTCAAGTTTATGGAACTCAATTTATAATCAATTTAGTGAAAACAGTGCAAATTGGGTGAGTACCATGAATCTTGTTAAAACAAATTCAGGATGTTGGACAGATACTTATAACAGTGTTAGAACTTTAAGTTCTGTTTGGTTAAAGCCTATTTCTCTCATTTATCCTTATGCTTCGGAATTTAATATTGATGGCGCAACAAATGATCTTATCTCTGTTGTTACAAATTGGATAAACGAAACACTACCAGTTTTTAGCGGAACATGTTTTAACTTTATTGTTGGTCAAGAACTTTATATATTCACACCTCTTTATTCAGAATTGAATCGTGTTCTTTCACAATCTAAAATAACAGGTAAAAAAAGTGTTAAAGTTCGATATTCGTGTTCGTGTATTGGTAAAGGCACACAAGTAGGCTTTACTAATGGCACTGTTGATTGCGGAGCACAAACACTAGACGTTCAACTTCCTGATAGATATGTAAGCGAATTTGTAGGTTTAAAATATATTGTTGATGACACTGTTTCAAGATGGGTTTACTCCTCTTCACTTTATAATTAAAATGATTCAACAAATTTCTCAATATGAATATCTAGGAAATAGTTTACAGAAATTTAATTCGAATATGAACGAATTAAATGTTCGAATAGACCATCTTTATTCCGATTCAAACAAATGGAATAGTATGACCAATACTTTATCTGCATTGTTGTCCTCGCTTAATTCATTTTCAACATTAGTAGCATCAAATTCCTCAAACTGGAAAAGAAGTTCCGATTTAGTTTATAACCTTCGTGGATATTGGGAAGAACCTATTATGGTTGTTTACAAAAATACATTCAACTGTGTAGCAAATATGACAGAAATTGAAACATGGTTAAATGATAATTTTCCGTCTTCAAATTTTTCTCCAACACAAATAATGCGTTGCGACTTTTTATGTAAAAATTATAGTGCAGAAGGTCTTGCAGGAGTACGAATTAGAGAATATAAACCAGAAGTTCAAGAATTACTTGCAGCAAACTATTCTGTAACTGTTGGTGAAATTTATGATTTCTTAAGTTATAAAAATATATTAGAATCTCTTATTGTTGTATTCAACTCTCTTTTTAGAAAATATGGAAAAGAAAGCTTAAACATCTCTGGTATAGATGCAATGACAGAAATAGTAAACTATGTTTATTATAATGTTAACACAGATTCTTTTGAATCTGCTGAATTAATCAAATTAAGCCAAACTGATTTAAAAATGTTTCATTCATATGTGTATCAATATGAAACAGCTATTGTAAAATATAACCTTTTTGTTCAACGTAATTTTTTGAATATTCCAAACAATGTTCTTGTTCAATTTGAACCTCGTAATATATCAAACTATACTGGTGGACGATTCTTTTTTAAAATAAGAAATAAACGCTGGAGTTATCACGATTATAAGAACATTGAATTTTGTGCAGCAAACTTATGCAATGATTGCTTTGAGGCATTACCTATAAATGAGCTTTATATAGGTGAAAAAGACTGCCCACAAAGATTTAAATATCTCTTAACAGAATGTGAATTTGAACCATCATATGTATCTCCGTCTGCTGGGCCATTAATGCTAAACGTTCCTGATAACGAAGATTATAACATATTAGACCATTTATTCTCATGAAAAAAATATCAAAAGACGACAATTTTAATAATTATATAAACAAGTTTATAGATATAAACATTGAAGGAACTGTACGTAAATTTTCTGTTTCTAAAATAGATTCTGGTAGTATAACTACAAACGCAGGAATTTTATTTCCAAATACTTTCTCTATATTAAGAGAAAGTCCTGTACAAGAATGTCTTATATGTGAAGATCCGTGTGCTTTTAGTGTTCCGATTATAGAACTTAATTTCCGTGGTAAAGGAAATTGGGCAGACTATAACTATTTAATAAATAATAAGATTAATGAGACACACGATGTATTTGTAAATAACCACAAAGTTTGTAGAATAGATACAAAAGTTCTTTCTGCGGCGTTTAATAGACTTTGGTTAATACCTTTTTATTCTAACAATGTTCAAATACCTAATTTCTTTGATGATCAAAAGAGTACGCCTACTGTTAGTATCCAAACATCATGTGTATTTTTCGATCCTTCATTTTATAATTCAAAAGATTGGAATTCTTTAACAATACAACCAGTATCGGCATATAATCCTAGTAGTGAATCAGATCCTATTCGTCCTGTTGAAACTTTTTATACATATTTTTATGAAGATCTATACCAGACCGAATACAGCACCCTCACTGCTGCATTTCGTAGAGTTACTTGTAGTATTTTAACAAATAAAATATTATTAAACTCCACAGGAGTTTCTTCAGTTTCGTGTGCTGCTTGGCGACAATATGATGTAAATAAAACTGCTGGAAGAGTTTTTATAAATTCGTGTTATGGTACAGATTGTTCGTATCTTTCTACTGATCTTAAATTTGGTACTTTAATGCAACCTGCTTCGACATTTTTCCTTGATTTAGATCCTTGTCAAAATCCAAATGAATATTCTTCGGGGTTTACGTATGATATGGATAATTATTATACAAACATTTCGTCTTATGATTATAGACCTGCGTATATAGAAACTGGCACTGATTATGCGCCTGCTTTAAGAAAATATATTTTTTATAAGGATTGCAGTCTTACTGATACAATAGAATTATATTGGGGATCGAATGATGCGGCTCCGAGGCATTATTTATGGTTTTCAGATTTAGGATTAAATGGTTATACTGGTAATTTTTATGTAGCTAATGCATATACGTATGGACCCTTAATAACTGTTGTTGATGGAAATGTAACTAACAGTGAACCATGTTCATAAAATTATGAATGATAAAAAAATTATAATGGCAGGTCTTGCCAACAACAAAACTTCATTAGGTGAAGTTTTTCGTAGATATGTAGATTGTTTCAAAACATTCAGCAAACCTGATGTTTTTGATTTACAACCTTTTACAAAAAACCAGGAGTTTAAATTAAATTTGTTTCCACAATATACTGGACCAATAAATCATGATATTAAATACTTTCACTCTACTTTTAATCTTTATCGTGCAATAAAAGAAAAAACCAAACCTTTTCCAAGAAGTTCAGATGTTAAAAAGATTGGTTATTTTGTTTGGGAAAGTTCCGAATTACATAATCAAGATGCTGAAGTTTTAAAAGATTTTGATGAAATATGGACTGCAAGCAACTATTGTAAAGATATTTTTTCACAATATATAGATTCAAATCTTATAAAAGTAGTTCCTCATCCTATTCCAATTCCAGCTAAACTTCCTAAAAAATACAAAAATTTTACAATACTAATTATGGGAAATATTTCTAGTAATGTAGATCGTAAAAATATTGTTGGTAATTTAGAAGTTGCTAAAATTATAAAACAAAAATACAAAGAAGTTAACGTAATTTTTAAAACTTTTACTGGTTCAGACAAGGAGCGTGATCTTTTAAAACAAATTATAGGAGATTTTAAAATAAAAGTTATTGACGAATATTATTCCTCTGAAAAAGTTCAAGACCTTATTGGTAAATGTCATGTAATTTTATCTCTTCATCGTAGTGAAGGTTTCGGTTTAACTCTTGCAGAAGCAATGGCTATTGGCACCATTCCTATAGCTACCGGATATTCAGGAAATATTGATTTCATGAAAGACCAAAATAGTTTTTCAATAGATTATAAACTTATAGATGTAAATGTCTCTCATTTTAAAGGTCAATGGGCAGAACCAAATAAAGATGATGCTGTAAATAAATTAGATTTCTGTATTAACAATAATATAGAATTACATTCTATGCAACAGAATTCATCTAAATTTATTATTAGAAATTTATCACCTAGATGTATATCAGATTTATTAAAAAAATATTATGAATCATTATTTATATAATTCAAATAGAAATTATTTTATTTGATAACACTTTATCAAAATCTTCGAATATAGATTTATTATAATTGTTGAAATCAAAAGGTAATACATTTTCTCTATCATATGCAGAAAAATAGTGTAGTCTTTTAGATTTATCTATAAATCCATATTTTTCTTGATTTTTATTTTTAATTCCTGTTATGATATTTTTATTGTTATATGCTGCATAACAATACATTGAACTTTCAGAACTTAATATTCCGTCACATAAGTCAATAAGATGTAAATTTCCAGATATACTCATTTTATTAATTAAATCAATAGAATCTCTTTTTATTCTATATTCTGGTGTATGATTAACTTGGCTATAATTAGAACCGTCAAAACCTATTTGAACAATATTATATTTGTGTTTAAACCTTTCATAAAAATCATTAATTATATATTCTGGTAGGTTTCTATCTGAAGTGCTGGCTGATGCAGCTACAATAAGAAAAGGTTTGTTGTATTTTAAAACACTTTTAATAAAATACTGATCTTCATAGGTTAAAAAATGATCCATCTTTCTTTTTTCGGGTTTAAAAATATTGAAACTTCTATCAATGTTAAGATTTATTTTATCTTTTTCTAACAGAACATTTTCGTACTTTTCCATAGCGGCGAATCTTTGAGCACCATGATAAGAGAAAATATCATCCCATCTATTACCTTCTTTTAGATAATCATATATTATTATATTATCAGAAAAAGGAGTATTTAAAAATAAAGAAAGAACATTTAAATTATGTGTATAGAGTGACACAATTATTTTTTTATGTTCGGAATATTTAATGACATTATTCCATTTATTATTTTCAATACATGATATTATAACATCACCAAGTCCTCCCCAAAATCTTACTAAAGCATCAACATTATCCATACATTTATTATTTTTTTATAAAAACTCCTGTTAAAATATTAGGACTATTATTAGAATCTTTTCTAATAATATCCTCTACATTAGAAATTACTAAACATCTATAACCTATCTCATCAAAAAAGTTTTTTAATGAACAATCATTAAAAAACCATAGATGTTCATTAGGTTTCCTATGTTTCCATTCGTTAAACCATTCATCTGATTTATAACAACAATTAGGTAAAGATACATAAAAAATATCTGTTTTTAAATTACGTATATCGTATATATCATCAAAATGTTCCAGAACATCAAAAAGACATATAACATCATAAAAATTTTCATACATATTTTTTATATCAACGAAAGTGACGTTTTTTGGTAAATGGTATGTATTATCTATATCTGAACCATAACACTTTTCAATAATATCTGATGCTACTGATAAAAAATCACCATTTCCGTATCCAATATCTAATAAAGTCTTTGGGGTATTTTTAATTACACCTAATAAATACCCCAATCGTAAATAAGACATTCTTTTTCCTAATTCACCCAGTTTATCATAATTTTTAGAGTACTCTAAACCATATTGGAAAGGAGTTCTATGTATCTGTGTAATAACATTATTATCGAGTGATTTGTAATTTTCTAACATTATATATCGAAATACTTACATATCAAATACGAACAATCAACATTAAGTAAGTTTGTAAAAATGTAATTATTAATTTATATTATAACTAAAAAATATTTAATATTTGCATATATTAATACTCATAATTAAATATATACGTATTTACATTTATGAAAAAATTTTTAATATCTTCTCCAATGAGAGTTGGATCAACATTAATTGGAAGAATATCTTGTAGACTATTTTATCAAAAAGACTCTTTATTATTTCTTGATAATGAGTGTATAAAGGATGATAAACTAGATACTGAATATATAAAAAATATAATACATGACGAAAATGTTCCTATGTATTTAAAAAGTCATAAGATAACTCCAATAAAAATGTTAGAAATTTTTAATACAGGAATAGACTTACCTATAATAAATATTAAACGAAATTTAAAAGATGCATGGATAAGCAGATTTTTTTATACACGTTATCATAGAACAATAACTGATATAGGTCTTCCTAATGATTTATTGGACGAAATAACTGATATGAATCACTTATCAGATTCAGAATTTATGAAATTTTTATGCAGACA